GTGGTGCTGTGCGTTGTCGCTAAGCTTTATCTCTGGGACAAGGTCATTGGCTCATTCGTCGGCTGCTCGCAAGCGGCGGCGGGAACGTGTGGCATGTTCACAACCGATCCGTTCGACGACAACGCGTGGAAGATTTTTGGCATGGTCATGGCCTTCTACTTCGTGTCCGAGTTGACGCTCGGCGTGACGAGGCTAGTTCGCAAATGAATATGCTGTTGGTCATCGCAACTGCTTGCTTCCTGCTCTTCTGCCATGGTTCGTCCCATCGGCACGTGAAGCACGCGCGCCCGGTCGCCGACTGCACCACGATCACTGCCGAGTGGGACGCCGATCACGCGTTCGACCGGGACACGTTTGTCAAGAGATACCCCGCTGATCAGCAGCACCGGGTTCTCGAATGTTTAGACCAGCGGGGACTGTGATGAGCGCGACAGTCGACGAGAGCACGCAACGCCTGATCGGTCAGATGAGCGCTAACATCGAAACGATCATGAAGAAGCAAACGGAGTTGGAAGTGAAGCTCGACGCGGTTGTCGCGATGACTAACCGCTGGAAGGGCGCGACGACGATCCTGATCATGTTGGGCGGGTTCATCGGGTGGGCAACTAACCTCCTCTTCAAGGGACACACCGGATGAACGATCCATTCGCCAAGTTTTACGACAGCGGCACGTGGGGCTCCCTTGTCCTGAACGTCGTCTCCGGGGCCGCGTTGCTTGTGGCTTCGGCATGGTTCGTCAACAACCTGATCAGCACGCGCGACATCGACATCCCGCCGCGCATCGTCAACAGCGTCGTGCTCGAACCTACGATCATGTTGCCCGGCCACCCCTTCAGGGCTCACATCAATGTGACGCTCAACAAGCTCTGCCCTTACGAGGTCCACTGGTCGCTGGTGCGCGCCACGGATAACGTTGAAGTCGTCAAGGTCATTGAGCCGATCAAGCAACCGCCTGCCGAGACCGGCACGCAAGAGCTTCCCGTTGTCGACCGCTACATTCCGAGTTCGACGGCTCCGGGAGATTATCAATACGTCTCCGAGGTCTATGATATCTGCGGCAAGGGACACACCTTCATCTCCGTCCGCAAAAATGTCGGGGTCAACATTCGCTGATCGTCAGTAGCCGGAACGATTGCCTTGTGCTATCGTTGTCCCTCAGAATGGGAAGGGACGCCCCTATGCTTCTTGAACATGAACTCGCTGCCATGGCAGAAGCCATCGCCGACCGCCTTGTCCCGAAACTCACCGCCATCATCCAGAAGGAAATGAAAGCCATGACCGATCAAGCCGTTCTCGATCTTACCGCAGCGACCGACGCCATCGTTGCGGAACTGACCACGCTCGTCACCGACCTTCAGGCCGACGCCAAGTCGCTGGCGTCCGCCGTCTCCGCCCAGCCGAACCTCGATCCGGCCATCGAAGCTCAGGTCGCCCGGCTCGTTTCCGGCACCACCGCCGCCAAGGCCGCCGTCGACGCCCTCGCTGTTCCGGCCAGCCCGCTGGCAAGCCCCAGCCCGGCCGCCACAGCGGCTGCCGCAGCGGCCCCGGTATCTGCGGCCCCTGCCCAGACCGCCTAACCCAGCGCCACGCCAGCCCCGGGACGGGGCTATCCACAAACAGAACGGCCCTCGGGAGATCACTCCGGGGGCCGTTTGCTTGGCGAAGTCGAACGCTTTTCAATCAGTCCGTCGTCGGGTCGCCTACGATTTCCGATACACGATCTTGTGATCCGAGCAGATCAAGACCAGAGAAGCGATCACCGATTGTTGGGCCTCGCGAGGGCATGATCACCGTGTTCGTCGACGCCGAGCGCGTCTCGTTGACGACACGGACCACGGCCTCACTCTCGGCCTTGGTGATATCGTGCAACGTCAACGTCAACTCCGCCGTCGTTGGCCGTTGCTGAAACATGCGAGACGATCCGTCGTAAGTGTTCACGCGGAGGAGGTCTTCGGTGACCGCCAGCGTCCATCGCACCAGATCGCTGCCGTCGCGTCCGCCTCGACCGCCTTCGTATCTCACGACACGACCTCCGTCTTGAGCTTCAGGTATCGATCACGGGTCCGCCGGTTGTTACTGAGCTTCGGGTCCCATCCCAGATCGAGCAGCCGACCCTCGCGCGACAGCGGCTGCATGGTCGCTCCGCAATAGATGAGCCTGCGGCGCTGGCGAGAATTGGCTTTGCGAGGACGCGAGAAACCGCGCCAGCCTTTTGTGGGAGATGCGTCGAAGCCGCCGATCTTGAAGTTCGCCATTTTAGATGTCCACCCGTTGGAGAATTTTCAGCATCAAGTACCAGTCATTGCCGACGTGATGCAGCTTGAAGAACCCGAACTTGGAAAAGTAGTCCGGCTTCTGCGTGCAGAGCGTCACCATCTGGCCGTTCTGTTTCTTGATCTCGTTGAGCCGCCACTCGACCAGCGCTTTGCCGACGCCCAAACTTTGGTATGTCTGATGCACTGCGATCCAGATCAGATCGAACGTGCCCTTCATCAGCATCGACGGAGCGTAGGCCGCGAAACCAACAGGCATCGGCGTGAAGTCGCGCGAGAGTGGATCGCCGATGTCCATGATCCCGAAGACTGGCGAGTAGGGCCCCTTCTTGAAGCTCTCGATCATCTGAAGATGACAGCGGTCGGCGGCAGCGGGCCCCCAGTTGGTCATCGCCATATCGCAGCAGAAGTCTATGTCGGACCCAAGGGTCGGCTGACGCACGTACATCACTTGTCCTCATGCGTGTAAACGGGCGTCGTGCGCGGCGGCGGCTCATAGGCGTTATCGAAGCCTATCGAAGGCTTGACGAATACCGGATTGCAGTCGCCACGCGGCTCGTAGGGGCCGGGCTTGTCGAATGCCGGGATGTTGAAGGCGTCATCATCATCTGTGAACACACGCGGCGGGGTCATCAGTGGCTGATAGGGTTGCGCGCTCGGCCAGCGGTCGCGGATGTCCCGGTCAATCTGCTCGGCCAGTTCTTGCACCGACTTGAACGGCATCAGGATCACGACATTGGCGCTCTCGGTCATCATCAGGTTGACGATGTCGACCTTGCCCACACGGAAGTCGGTGCGATAGACCATGGTGAACTTGTTCTTGGCGTAGCCGTAGCCTAGCTCCCAGCACGTGCCGCTGTCGCTGTTCGCGCCGTCGAGATTGCCGAGCACCATCTGGCACCAATCGATCCCGGCGACATCGGAACGGAAAATATTTCCGAGGTCCGTGTCGCTCTGGTCCTGCTCTTGCGGCAGGAAGACGTCATGACCGTACAGGCGAAGCTGTTCACACAGACGCCGGTTGAACTCGATCTCGGCCGCAGTGAACAGCGGCCCGGCCATATAAATTCTCATCGGTCAATCTCCCAGTGCGCCATACGCGCCGACAGCGTGCCTGTCGCGCTCGGTTTTGTTTCTCCAGCGGCGCTTGCAGTGCGCCGGGTTGCAGTAGTACCAGCCCTTGTGGACATGGAAGTGGTGATCGTCAACACACTTCGTGCGTTTGTAATACTGGATCGGCGTCTCATCGCGGTGACGTGGCGGCCGGTACGCCGTGAACAGTGTTGCCCGGCCTTGCGGCGTGTCGCGCGTGATCGATATCTGCACGCACTCGGTCCACTTCTTCATCTCGGCGCGCGTGACCCGCTTCCACCCGTCTCCGGGCGGACCGATCAGCGCTCTGATAATCTCAGTGGCCATCAGACCGGCCCCGTGCGACGCTTGCCGCGCTGATCCGTGCGCGCGTCTTCTTCGGAGCGCCACTCATGCACGGTGTAGGGGTCTTCACCGGGGCCATGCATCGGCACGAAGGGGCGGACCTCGTCGGGCCCGAACCGCAAGCTCTCGCCGAGTTCGTGGTTCATCGTGCGCAGGCACTGCTCGAATATCCACCGACGCCATGTCGCCTCGTTGTAGGTCGCGATGGGCACCGGGTGGTAGTGAGAGATGCGATAGTCGGGACTGTCGACGTCCGCGTCACCGTCGTAGTTGTCATTGGTCGTGAGCGTGATCACCAGACGCTTAGCGCCCTCCTCGTCGACAAGACGAAAGCTCCAGCCCGGCTTGCATTTGGTTTCAGCAACGATCCGGGCGAGCAGATCAAACGTGTCTTGGGACATGGGGGACTTTCGTGCCGCCGCCCGATCCGCATAGACGCGCTACGGATCGGGCGTTTAGAACTTCGAATGCCACAACGCGATGCGACACCCGCTCTAACGACCTCTGAATTGGGTTGACGTGGTAGGGAGCCCGGCTCCTACCACGCCCGGTCATTCTGTGACTTCCGGGAGGTCCTCTCGTTCTCAAAAATATCTGTGTTGTGCGTTGGTTCTAAAGATGGCGTTGATTACATCGTCATGGCATCGCCTCCGGGGCTGTTGTTCGTGGTCCTTTCCTAGCCGAGGTCCGAAAGCCTGTCAACTAGAAAAACGCTCGTCGTGCGCGGGCAGAACTCTTCGTGGTTAAAAGCGTCCGGTTCACTAGGTCACGGAGAGATGGACCCGCACACGACAAGACCCGCGCTTGGTAGCGCGGGCCCTGCATCATGTCAACAGCAATTCGGTCAGGCGGATTTGGGCTTCGTCGTGTCCCACGCCAGCCACGCTGACGAGCCCTTCTTCACGCGCTCGCCTGCAGTGAGATCGATGCCACGCTGCACAGTGATCCCCCACTTCGGATGCACGAAAGCCAATGCCTGCTTCGGCGAGGCCGGACCGGCGCGCAGCAGCAGCCGCGCGTATTCGTTGTAGCCGATCAGCGATCCGTTGGCGAGCACCGGCACCGCATCACCGCGCGGGATGTAGGTGTGATAGTGGCCGATGATCAGCGTGTCGAAGTCGCGACCGCACTGCGCTTCGGAGCGGCCGACCTTGATCGCGCCGCGCGCGATGGGGCCGAGCGCGCCGATGATGCCGTCGCCGCCCTTGACGCCGAGCGTGTCACCGTGCGTGAGCATGAAGCGGTGCCCGTAAATGGCGAAGTGAGCGTCGACTTCGTTCGGCACGTGGATCGTGACGCGCGGGTCTTTGGCATACCACTTCTCCAAGTTCTGATAGATCACCCACTCCCAGCTATCGAACACGCGGTTCTTCGCGCGTGGCTTCAGCGTGGTGCGTCCGTGATTGCCCGGCACGCACGGAACGAAGACCTTGCCGAACTTGGCGGCGAGCAACTCGATCAGGCCGATGATGTTCTCCTGCACTTCCATGACCGACAGCGTCACCGGGCCGTCGTTGGTCTCTCGGAGATCGTCGTGGATCGCGCCCGTGATCATGTCACCAGCGAGACACAGAACGATGCCCGGGTAGTTCGGGTTCGTCATATGGTTGAAGCACAGATCGATGATCGTGCTCCCCATCAGCTTGACGCGCTTCTTCGCGATGGCGCGGTTGAAGGCGTTCATGCCGCCAACCTGATCCGGGTCGACCGTCTCGCCCCAGTGCCAGTCGGATGCGACGACGAGCGGGACCTCCATGAGATGTCCGGACTTCGAGACCGACGCATCGAGCCACTTCGGCGGCTCGCACGTGTAGGCGCTCAGGCCGAAGATGCTTTCGCGCAAGCTCTCCGCCGTGTCGTTGATCGTGGTGCGGGACCGGAGTTCTTTTTCGAGCGCTTTGATTTGGCTCTGCTTGCCCCGGATGATGTCGTTGGCGTCGTTGAGACGGTCGGCGTCTGTTTTCTGGTTAGGCATTTTCTATAGTCCCTGTCTGTTGCCCGCCCCTTCGGCGAGGATTGATAAACACGTTTGCGTGCGAGATACTTCGGTGACGCTTGATAGCGCTGCTTGGCCGCTCTGCCTTTCGGCGAGAGCCAATAGCGTTTCGACATTTCCTTTCTAGTCATCATGCGCGAGGGGGAATTGTGAAATTGAGATACCGCAGACGGCGCTCCAGCCGCCGGAGAGTGGCGGCGCTCGGGGAGTGCTCAGGGAATTTTGTCTTGACGGCGGTCGCGACGTTTCGGTGTGCGTGTGGGCCGCCCCGCTTCAACAGCAGCGACATCGCGTAGGCGTGAGCGGTGCCGCGATTGCGGCGACCTCGGATCGGCATCTTCGTGTGGAGGTTTAGTTCGGAAGCCATCTTGCGGACCCAGTCACGCGATGTCTTCGAGTTGGGAAATTGCTCTTTGATCTTTTCGAGAATGTAGCTGTAGTCGTAACCGATGTTGCGCCCGTGGATGTCGGTGAAGTTGGTCTTGACGAAATACCCCTTGGCAAATTCCTTGATCGTCATCTTACCATCCTTCGCAGGCGCGGAGGAGGACTTCGGCGACGCTGGCATCGGGGTCGACAACGGAGAGATGCGCGAGGACGTGTTCCGTCGCGATGACCTCGTCGTAGTTACTGCCGGGGATGAGATAGAGTTTTGCAGCATGCGCCTCGCCTACCTGTATCAGGACCCAGTGGATGCGGCTGCCAGCCGTCGTGCGTTCTCGGTGCCAGATCGACTGGCTCTCCCGCGTCTTCGACCGGATGACCGTCGTGGCTCGCGCCGGTCGGGCATTGGTCTTCAGTTCGATCCAACATTGATCGCCGTTGATGACACCCTCGACATCGGGGTTGCCATCACCAGCGTCGTTCTCGATCCGACAGAAGTGCGTGAGATGTCCGCACTTCCGCAGATGCTTGATGCCATTCCGGCACCGCTGCCATAGGGCGGTCTCACGTGCCATTACGCGTTCGGTCGCTTGACACCGAGCGGGTTCTCGTTACGCCGCTCCTCCGCGATCTTCATCGCCTCCGCAACGGTGCGCTGCTTCGGCAACTCCGCCGGGGCCTGCTCGCCGTTGGGGCCGACGAGGGAATTGGTTTCCTTGAACGCACGTGCGTCGACGACACCACGGGGGAGCGTCAGGCCGTACTTGCGCTCCAGCACTTCCTGACAGAGCGCACCGGCTCGCCAGAACAGCGCGACCGCTTCGAGCGCGTCGCCGTCCATGCCGTCGTAGTTCGCGGCGTGGCGCATGATGCAGTCGGTGTGATCCATGCTCTTACCGCGTGCGTGGTGCAGCGGCTCGCCCGGGTTGTGCTTCTCGTTGCCCTTGAACGAATGCTCGGCCAGCGCGGCGATGGCGTCCGGGAAGTAGTCCATCACACCGGAGAAGATCGGCACGCGCTTGCGGCCCGCGCTGTCGAAACGATCAAGGTAGCGTTTGAAGCGAACTAATTCAGACATGGGTCTTCCTTTTGGTTTAGAGGTCGTTGACGACGCACACAACTCGACCGAGACATATCGGGATGTCCCGTCCAATGATGCCTCGGCCACGCCCGATGTAGTCGATCAGGTTTGCAGCGTCCAAATCAGCAAGCCCTTCAGGGCTCACGAAAAAGAACGTTTGGCCTTCGCCGCGTTCGCCTAAGTGGTCGACAAGTCGCGAGGCTAAGCTGGCAACGGGGTCAGCGTCATTGGCGGGTCTGGTCTCAAAAATCGCGAAAGCTACAGACAAAGGCATGGGTCGTCCTTTCGGTTCTGTCAGAAATTTGAGGTGAATTTCTTACGCGCGCTGACCGCGCCGGACGGACGTCGCGAGAGTGCGGATGTCTTCGATCAGTCCGTCGCCGAAACCGAGCATCACGCCAGACGGCGCGGCTTGGATTTCATCATGCTGTTCGTCGGTGAGGTTGGGCTGCTCATGCATCGCTTCAATGTCATTGAGGACCTTGAAGAGGCTTTGAAGGGACTGGCCGGTCCGGTATAGCGCGAGGCCTTGGGCGTGGCGGGCTGGACTGATCGGCGGATGTCTCGACATGCGGCACTCCCGGGTTGAGGCCGTTGCTTACCTGATCCCGGAGAGAATTGCAATAGGGTTAACGAAAAGAAAACGCCGCCCAGAAGGCGGCGTGCATTGGTGGACCGGGTCGGGCTCGAACCGACGACATCTCGCTTGCAGGGCGAGTGCTCTCCCATCTGAGCTACCAGCCCGCGATGTCGACAGTGGGCAAACCGTATAACCGACCCTTCGAAATCACTGTCAAGCCTTTAGCGGGAGAGCGACAACCCAAGCTCTGACGCGCGATTGCGAACTCCCGGGATAGTTCTTCGCGTTATGATCGCGATCTTCTTCGAAGACCAACCCCCTTTGCTACCCTGAAACAAGAGGGCATCGTCTTCAGGGGTCCAGTGTGTCCTCTTTGCTTTTGCAGTTCCTTCATCCGGGACTGCAACGAGACCAATAGGGATGACCGGCTTGAATACTTTCCGAAGCGCGTTCGAAAACTTCGCGCTGTCAGTCGGCGTGGACTTGAATGTCATCTGACCTCCAAGTTCTTCGGTCGTCGCCCTGAACAGCCGAGGCAGTTCAAGACGACCACGACCGCGATTGGTGGCTTTAGTGTACTGAAAGTAGAACGACGCGAACATCGGAGGCATCGATCCCGGGGTCTCAGCAAGCATCGCCGAAATTATTTTTGTGAGGTATTCTCGGCTAGAGGTCTCACCCATAAGATGCATGATGCACGCAAGCTGAAACGGGGCGGATCGGAGTAGTCTGCGGCTCGTCGGTAAATCAGCGTCGAACCCAAGATCGCGCCAAGCCTTCTCCGCAAAGTCCGCGAAACGCGCGACTTCATCCTCGCCCATGGCAGCAAATTTGGGCGCTCCAGCGTGGTGTTTAAGCGCGTACCCGGCGATTGAGATCAGCTTGCTGTCCCTTCCGGTATTGAAGGATATAGAGCGCGGCTTCCCTTTATCTATCGGGAGATCGTGAACTGACCGAAGATTATCGTCACGACAGATGACTACCCTGATGGACTTCCCGGCGCGAACACATCCGCCCAACCGATGAACACCATCCGCAAGAAATCTGTCTAGGTCTCTGTGTCTCAGGCTCTCGGAGCAGCCGGGCACTTTCACACCGAGTGCAATCCCTTGATGGGTTTCGCGCCACTCGTCGCGTTCGATGATGCCTCTGAATTTATCCATATGCTGGTCTTCGGCAGCGGCGGACATTCGATTGATGTTATCGCCACGACAGACATCCAAAAGCTCCTGCGCGAACGCAGGGGTGATTTCTTCTACATACCAACTCTTAGACATGGGGGACACCTTTCGTTTGGGGGTTTTCGTGGTCTTACGCTAATCCCGGTTCTAAAGTCAAGTGTGACAGATGTTCGGTATTGATCGGTGTTGTTATCTACAGACGTCTACAGATATCTCCAGTAGTGCTGAGAAAATCCCTCACAATGATGTGAATGAAAAACCGGCGAGGAGGCAGCAACCCTCCCCGCCGGTCCGACGCAACGCTCGCTTCCCGGGGGATTAGGAAGCGACCGTATTCTGTGCGGCCCAGACGCGGTCGAGAGCTTCATAGAAGCGGCGCGTCGCAGCCTTCACCCAACGGCTCCCGCGAACGCGGGACCGCTGTAGCTCGCCTTGCGCGGCTAGAAGTTCGCGCCGTGCGTCCGTGAGGAGTGTGAGGGCGTCGACGAATGGGCTCGCCGAGAGGGCAGGGTGATAATTCACTTTGTGTCTCCGTTGTTGATCTCGCGAAGCTCGCGCTCCAATCCGATGTAGTCTTCGCTCCGGGCGTTCTTCCAGCCGTCGCGCGAGAGGTCGCTGAGCGCCTTGACGATCTCGACCTTGCGTCGCCAGCATTTCAATGGCTTCCCCACGACGCGCCTCCATCGTGTGAGTGCACGCCCTGTGCGAGGGCCTGCTTGTTGACCGGACGTCCGGCCAGTTGTTCGGCCCGGGCGATGGCCATCTTCGTCAGCGAGTTGCCGTTCATCATCAACTGGCGATAGACGCACGCGTCCGACACGCCGTCGCGCTGGTCTTCGCTCAAACCCGTGAAGGCTATCGCGCCTGTCATGCGGTCGACTACTGGCTTGACCTTGCCAGCGGCGACGAGAGAATTGACGTCGGTCATTACTTGCTTCACGTCCGCCTTGCGCTCGGACAGCGTTTGCTTCCGGCCGTAGCGATTGCGAAGTCTGGTTTCACAAGCCATTTGGTGTCTCCTAGTTGCTGTAGGATGTCCCGGATTTAGCTGGCCCAGAGCGGCCCGTCAAGGCCGCTCTGGATTAGTGGTTAACCGAGCATGTCTTCCAGTTCAAGGTCCGGCGCGCGGGCGGCCTCGGGCTCGCGCTCGATCACCACTTCCGGATCGAGATCGAGCACCCGGCTCGACGTGTCCGCCACGTCCTGCACTTCGTTTGCGCCATCCAGATCAAGGAACAGCGTGCGAGCGGCGTGCAGTCTTTCGAGCACGGTCTTGTCGACTTCGACAGCCGCGACGTCGGCCGCCTTGTTGAGCTTGGTGGCTACGCTGCGGGCAGCCTTGAGGGCGTCCTGCAAGTTGGCCTGCGCTTCGGGCGAGAGCATGTTACCCAGTTGCGTCGCACGCTTGGCGGCGTCCCGGATGCCTTCCACGCTGGCCTTGGTGACGCCTTCTTCCATGTCGGCGATCAGGCCACGGATTTCGCTGTTGATCGCACGGACCGCCGTCACGTCGTCGGCAGCGATGCGGCCGGTGATCGAAGCGAACTTGATCCGGGTCACGCTGGCGGTCGCGTTGAACGCGTCGCACAGTGCGACGGCCTCGGCGAAAGCCTCGTCGAGCTTCTCGCGGTCGTCTTCCGGGCAGAGATACCCGAAGGCGGTCGCCGAGCAAACCGATCCGACCAGCGAGCGCGCTTTGGCGCGGACTTCAATGGCACGGCCCATCTCGGCCGCGTCCTTGATGGTCTTCTCGGTCTCCCACTCTTCGAGCGTCGCACCGTTGTCGAGCGTGCGACCGTCTCGGTCTTCGAGTAGGTGACGTTGCCCTTGATGGAAGTCGACAGGCCGACGAGGAGGCCCGGGCGGAGGGTGGTGTAAAGGGGGTTCTTCATTTGGCGTTCCTTAGTTGCTGTAAGGCGTTTCGATCTCTCTGGTATAGTCGGGTCTCCCGGAGAGTGCAAGCGACACCCTCCGGGATAGTTAATTTTCCGTTACAGGTCGAACTCGACCCCGCCGACGATCCCGGTCAGTTCTTTCGGCGGCGTGCTGGCGGCCCGGGCGTTAGTCTGGCCCCACTTGCGCAGTTCCTTGATCAGGTCCGACTTGGACGTGCTCAACGGCACCACGTGGCTGGCGGCTTCAAGCAAGTCTTCCGTCGTGATCTCCCGGGCACCGTCTTCGAACCCAGAGTAAAGCGCGGTCGGCACCAGTTCGGCGATCTCCGCACCCGTGAAGCTCTCGGTAGCGTCGACCACTTTCGCGAAGTTGATCTTGACGTCCTGCCGACCGTTCTGTTTCAGCGCGGCGTACAGCACGCCCTTGCGTTCGGCCGCATGCGGCAGATCGACAAAGAACACTTCATCAAAGCGGCCCTTGCGGAGAAGCTCCGGCGGCAGCGTCGACACGTCGTTAGCGGTGGCGATCACGAAAGCTTCGCCATCGCGTTCCTGCATCCATGACAGGATCGTGCCCAGTGCGTCCGCAGAGACACCGCCGTCCGACGAACCGCCGCCGGACGAACCCTGCATGGCCTTCTCGATTTCATCGATCCAGACCACACACCGGCCCATGGCTTCGATCACCTTGAGCGCCTTGCGGAGGTTGCCTTCCGAACCGCCGACGAACTTGTCCTTCAGCGCGCCGAGGTCGAGCCGGAGGAGCGGGATGCCCCACGCGGTGGCCACAGCCTTAGCGGTCAGCGACTTGCCGCAGCCCGAGATACCGACCAGCACCGCGCCCTTGGGGGCAGGCAGGCCATACTCGCGAGCTTCCGGGCTGTAAGCCGACTTGCGAGCCACAAGCCATTTCTTCAAGTTCTCCAGCCCGCCGACAGCGTCCAAGCCGCCCTTGATAGGATCGTGCCATTCGAGCACGCGCTCACGGGCGATCACCCGCTTCTTTTCATTCGACACGATCACCGGGTCGATCTTCCGGGTTTGCACCAGCGACTTGGCATAGCACGACGCGGCCTCTTCAGCGGTCAAACCAACCGCCGCGTTGATGGCCTGATCCCGGACTTCACCCGGGCAGGCAGCCGCACGCATGGGCTTCGTCTTGTCCGGCTCGCCGGTCTTCGGATCGGTCTCGAACTCCGGCACCGAGTTGACGGCGCTGTCCAAAACCTTTTCGATCTCGCTGCGATCCGGGAGCGGAAATTCGATCACGGTAGCATGGCCTGCGATGTCGGACGGCACGTTGCCTTCCGGGGTCAGGACGATGACGGCCTGCGCCGCCTTGCGGACAACACCGGGCAGATACTTCGCGAGGTTGCGGAGTTGCCGCCGGGGCGACGTTCCCGGGAAGCCTTCAAGGAAGGCGGGCAGATCGCGGAAAATCCAAACCTGACGTTCGCCCTTCTCGCCCTTGTCCGCGTCGTCGCGAAGAGCTTTGAAGGCAGCGGCCGGGTCTTCACATCCACGATGCGCGCTCGACGGCTTGCCGTCGATGGTGGTGACACCCTGCGAGACATCCCAGAACAAGGGCTTGTATCCGGCAGCGGCGGCGGCCTCGATCAGGAAGCCTTCGACGCGAGCCTCTTCACGGGTGGTCACCCAGATGAGGGGGTTACGGGCGCGAAGCAATGCGGAGATGTCCTGCGCAGTCTTCTGACCCTTTGAGGTTGTTACGGTGGCGGTCATTTGCGTTTCCTAGTTGCTGTAGGGCGGGGCCTGTCCCCGACAAACGAACATCTAGCGGGTCTCACGGAGGAGCGCAACACCATAAAACAATCGTGGTTAACGACGGGTAAATACCTTGCTTTTGTGATCAATCCGGGACATACTGTGCGCTGGAATGCATGCTAGACACAGTTCCTCGAAGTTTTGAGGGCGGATCAGTGTTCCATTTCATAGCGCAATTTTGCGCGATCTTTTCAAGTGTCAATACAGTGCCTTCGATGGCGATCACGGCTAGGTGGCTTGCGGGTGAACTCTCGCGCCATGAGGACACGGAGCCGTGCCCCTTCCGTCACTTCCTCGAAACGCTTGAGAGCCCCGCCGACTAAAAACGAAAAAGCCCCGGATGATCCGGGGCTTTTTCTTGGTCACTTGACGATGACGGTTTTCTCGGGCGGGTCCTGATGTCGCTTGCCCGGATGATCCTTGCGATCAGGATCGGGAGCGACGATCACCTTGTTCTTGTGATCGCGATGCTCGTCGCGATAGTGATCGCCGTGATCCGGGCCACCGACAGTGACGCCGACGCCCAGACCTTCGGCTTGCGCCGGAACAGTGATAAGGGCGAGAGCGGTCACGATAGCTGCGACAAAAAGCTTCATGCGAAGTACCTCCGTTGACGTTGCGCCGGATACAACAGCGACTAGGCTGGATCGTTCCCGGGTACGCCTCTCGTCAGTGGCGCGAGGCGACCTCCGCCTTCCTGTTCGCGGCCTTGGCCTCGTCTTCCAGCCGGGCGCGAAGCCCAGCCATCACGCGTCGACCGTCCTCCGCGCGTTCGGGCGGCGAGAAGCCGTGGCCCAGCGTCGACAGGTACTCTTCCGCGACCGGGTTCGATGTATCGTCGATCAGGCCCGCGCCACGCGCCAACTCGTAGCCGCGCAGAAGCTCGGCGACGATGGCCGGACTGATCTCGCACAGAAAGACCGCGCAGTCACGGTGCGGTTGCGTGTCGTTCTCGATCAGTAAATCGCGCTTGCCGTCCGACGTGACGAGCAGCGTATTGCTGTGATCGTACTCGAAGCGACTGATCGTCGGGCCGTCCGCTTTGTGGCGGTTGATGCGCCAAAAAGATTTGTTGATCCGCTCGGCTTTCGATTTGCCGATGGTCGTGTTGATGTTGCTCATGGCTTATACCACTTTCGCGGTTTGAGTATAACTTAGCCCGGCGCGCAGGATGCGCTGCCGGGCTTCGTATCTCGCCGGTCAGAAGTTGGCTATTGAGTAGCCCTGACCGGCGCGTCTATAACACCCTTGAACGGATGGAGCACAAAGGAACACCGAGGACCGCAGGATGTCTTTCTAACCGAGCGACGAACCCGATGCGAAACGTCCTCGGGTCCTAGCTCTGATATTCCTTCCGTGCATGTTCGGCAGCCGTGATTGCGGCCTCCGGGATTTGATACGCGATGGGCTCGTCGTGCTTGTTGAGCACCTTGCGCCAGACGACGCCTTCGTCTGCGCCGACAGTCCGATACTCGCCGTGATAGGCCGGACGCTTGCCGCCCAGATACTCGACCGGCGTGGCAGGCACGGCACGCAAGCCATCCCACTGTTTGCCGATGAAGGTCAGCGAGCCGATGGGGGTGTCACCGCCGCCGAAGGCTTTGCGAGCGACGCCGTAGGTCGCCTCCGGGAGACCCTGTTCGGCAAGCCCTTCGTTGAGCTTGAACCAGAACTGAATGAACGGAGGCTCGCCGTCGATGGCCGAGTGGACACGTTCCTGATGCTCGGGCTCCGGCGTGGGCTTGCCAGAAGCCTTGGCCTGCTCCGTTGCCTGCGCAACGATGTCGAGCAGCAGTGCGGCGAAGAACAGATCGGCGGCCTTCGATGCCGGATCGAGTGCGGCGTGCGCCTTCGAGCCCGGCGCAGGGACGCCGATGTCGACGAGGAGTTGGGCAGTGACGTCCTGCGCAAGTCGGTCACGGCGACGCTTGTCGCGGAGGTTGGTCTCGAACGAACGATAGGCAGTCGGGTCGCCTTCGTGAGTGCTGGTGCCGAACTGTTCGTCAGTGCGGTGATGAGGATTTTCGTTGCTGGTCTTGATGTCTTCGATGCCACGCATCTGGTGTCTCCGTTTTGGGGTTGCGACTATTCGCAGTCCCGATCTAGGCCCGATCTTCGAATGCGTCAAGCGGAGATTTTACGGATGGTTAATCGACCGTTTCCCAACGTCGCCTTTTTGGATCACGGTCGAAGCGCTCGACAATATCTCCCGGAGAGACAGCGACCGCGACCCAGTAGTCGAGCCCGACGAACAGCACGGCCTTCGCACAACGGATCGTTAGCGTCGTCGGCACATTGTTCGTGTCGAGCATGTTGACAACCGGCCGCCATGCGCCGTGCCAGAGCATCTGGTAGCGCGTGTCGGGGCCAGCGACATCGCACCCGCCTCCCCAAGGGATAATCTCTTCGTTCATTTCAGCACCGCGCGTCCGCCGACGTATTTGTAGTCACGCGCCGGGCGTCCGCTGTCCCGGGACGCACGATCAATCGCGCGCCCGGCAGGACCCATGGCCTCGCGCTTCTGACCGGCGACCGTGAGACGCTCGCTGTTCTGATGCATGTGGCCGCGCTCACGGAGGATGGTGACCGCCTCGTCGTGAGCGTTCGGTGTGCCGTGCTTTGCGATCTGACGCGTCAGGCGCGTCACCAGTGGAAGATGTTTTGTCATCGCATGTCCATCTCAAGCCATTGTCTCTGACGCGGGTGAATGTTCCCCAGATGATCGCGCTCAATGCGCTCGCGGATGATGCAGTCCTGATATCCGCCCCACGACACGACGTGATAGTCAGCCACGTCCGCCAGCTTGAGCAGCAACTCAATTATCGTCGTCGACTGAATTAACATTTTGTCGGCGACGATGTCGAGCTCCATGCTCATCGGATACTCGTTGAGGATGCTGCGCAGTTGTTTTATTTGCATCGGCATAGTCCTTCAGTTTGGCGCAGAGCTTGGGATCAAGCTCGCCGGTCTTGATGAAGTGATCGCAGTAGGCAGCGCGAAGCTTTTGGACGCCCAGCGGCGAGACGTCTTCCGTTTGACGGCCTCCCTTGCGCGCCCGAACCTTCCGCTCCGGTCGCATCCACGCGTACATCCGTTGCAAGTCCTGCACGCTCACGCGAGGCGGCGCGATAGGATCAGGCCTCGCCGGTCGTGGATGCAGGCGACGCTTGGCATGGGGCGGCGTGCTCACGGCGCGTTCAAGGTCCCAGCCCTGATCCATGCGGGTATAGGCCAGCCCCCACCCTACACCGGGCGACAGCATCTCGCGCGTCAATCCATATTTGTTAGACATCGGTCCTCAACAATAAATCTCTAAGCCCTCGACCGCTCAGGTCATCTGCCACGGTGAGCTTACCATCGACCAGTCCCCAGTTCCTGTCATCCACCGTTCCCGGCGTTCGAAATCTGACCACGCTGACTGGATGTCCGGCCACAAGGGTGGCTCGCTCTTCCCCTTGGGTGACGTGAATAGCATTTGGTGTAGACGAGAAGAAAATGACTGCATCAGCGCCGCTGAAATCTCGGCCCTCTCCTCCGGCTCCGGGATGCCCAACGAGGACGTTATAGCTAGGGTCGTTGTTAAATGCAAGTCGGATGCCTTCACGCTGCTCGGTAGGTACGCCTCCGTGAAATTCGAGCACTCGGAAGCCTTCGGATTTGAGCCGAGCACAAACACGTCGGATGTCTTCCCGATAGCGGCACCAAACAATGGTTTTGCCGGGAAGGCCTCCTCCCACTTCGTCCATGAGCGCATCGTAGACAGGTGCGAGGGGATCGATGTCAATGATATCGTCGCCATCTTTGATATACCCATTCAAAATTTGCTGGAGCTTCTGCACGCGAGCGCCAGCGTCCTTGGCAGAGACCATGTCGTCACCGATCTCGACCAGATGCCGCGACACCATTTCCAGATACGCGCGCCGCTGTGTCTCGCTCATCTGGATGATGCGCTCGGTGCGGATCAGCGGCGGCATGTCTTCGATGTCTTCTCGAAGCACGACCGAGGACCACTGGGCCATACGCTCTTGCAGCCAGTCGAGATTTTTGTAGCCGGTCACCTTCTTGTAGCGGCGGCCGGTGTTGCGTCGATACCTCGACGATGGATCGCCCGGCTCAAACTTAGGAGTGCTGTCTTCGACGACCGCGATCCTGCTATGAAACTTCCCGAACGTGTCGCCCGCGAACTCGGGACCGAACGCTTCGTCATTGAGGATTTTATAGATGGAGTACGCACGCAACGGCGAGTTCAAAATCGCGGTGCCCGTCTCGACCGTGATGAATTTTGCGATGCGTCCCAGATTGCGCGCCATCTTCGTGCGCTTCGCACTGGCGCGGCCGAAGTGATGTGCCTCGGATATCGCCAACATAAATTTGCCGTGACACGTTGCTACGAATTTTCGGACCGCCTTGATGCACTCTTTCGTCGCGACGCCCTTGTCACTGCCGAACGCCTCCATGTTCACCGTCAACCACTTCAGGCCGCCCGTGTGCGCATACAGCGCGTCGAGCTTAGCGATCTGACCGAAGTCCCCACGACGCGGCGCTTCCCAGCCGAACGCCATGGCCTGCCCGTTCGTAGGCCATGACCACTTCGGTATCTCGTTGATCACCCAGTTGAGATGGATGCCATTAGGGGCTAACACAACGACCCCTTCGATAGCACCCTTCGAGAACTGGTACTCGGCCTTGTCGATCACGGCCTTCGATTTGCCCGTGCGCATCGACCAGAGCAGCGCGCGGCACTTGGTGTCGCGGTGCTCGTCGAACTCTTTGGTTTGATGAGACCACGGAGCCTTGACGGGCTCGGGCCCCAGCAGATCAAACCATTCATCGTCGGAAAGGATTGTCACGATCCGCCTTCGCTGTTTTCGAGCAGTCCCCGCAGAAGTGTTCGGAGGCCTTGGCCCCGGGCGAGTTGTTGGCGAGGTTGTTGATCGTCCATCCCTCCTCGCGGAGGACCCGCCAGCACGCGAAGAAGTCTCCGATGTCATCGCCCTCCGCCTTGTTGAACTCGTAGGTGTCGAAGCAGGCGTCGCACTGGAAAACCAGTATCCCCTTAGATGGCCGTTCGATGCTCATGATGCGTTCTCTTCCTTCAGGATTGCTTCCCAGCGCTTGAGAAATTCTCGCTGGGTTCGTTCCGTCCCCCACGGGACAATCTTCTTGGGCATTGGCGGTGCCATGAAACTACGTTCGGTGTTGGGCGGCATGAAGTCGCGGTTTTCGGTCGCGAGCAAGATCAGATCGGCTTCCTTGATCTCTGGGTCCCACGGATACTGCACGCCCAGATGGCGGCACAGCGCGGCGTCCACGCGGTTCTCCAGCTTGAACAGTTCATCGTTGCCCTTGGAGCGCATCCACCACTTCAGCGGGCTCGGGAAGTCCGGCATATAGGCTTCTGCGCCATCGTGCAAGAGGCCCTGCTTGCGCTTCGACGGCGTCGATGTCCCCATCTTCGCGATCACGTCGTGCACCAGACAGCAGTGCTGGCCTATGGAGATGAAACGCCCATTGACACGCTTGACGTGGCCGGTCCATCGGACCCGGGCCGCGAGTGCGAACGCGATATCGGTGATGGAGAAGTCGTGCTCGTCGACGTGGTCCCAGTAAAGCTTGCGCCCGCTGACCGTGCGAATGTAGTAGCCTTCCTTGTCCATCCCGGTGCGATGGTCAACAGTGCCTCCGAGGCCGATTGACGTGACCTTGGGAGCGCGCCAGACTTTCGATCCTGCCATATTAAATCCCTTCGAGCTTGTCATACGCTCGCAAGATGCGAGACGCAAGGTCATAGGCCCCCGGAGCATCGGTCACCAAGCTCGCCAACACGCCCTTCGCGTTGATGAAATTGATGCACATCTCATTGTCGTTGATGTTGATGTTGATGTTGTACGTCGTAGCTTCGGTGTCGTCGAGCAGTTCGATCACTCGCTCGTCGCCGCCAGCGAGCATCGCGTTGACGACCGTATCGTTTTCGTCCGTTTTTCTTGTCATTGTAGGTCCCCTACTTCCGAAGCCGTGGGCCTATCCAGCCCTCTGCCGTGATGGGCATGTTGGGAGCCCAGTCTGGCACTTCGGACATGATAGCCTCAAATTCGTGAAGTTCGCAAGTCCCAATATCACCTTCCGCGATGACCTCGTCGTGGATCGAAAGCAGCAGCGCGAATTGATCCATCTGATCGATGCGAAGCATCGCTTCGGCGAGCAGATCGCGCGATGATGCCTGATCGTAGTTCTCGACCAGCGATCCTCCGTGAGTGCCGCAGCGCTTCCACTGTTTGGTGTAGGTGTCGCGACCCATGAACGAAAGATGCGGCGAGATGAAACTCTCGGGCGCGTCAGGCAGCAGCGTCTTGCCCTGCTTCTCCGCCATCTTCTCGGCGTGCCAGCGCACGCGGTGTTGCGGGACGCTCTTCTTGGCCGGGAAGTTGACAGTCGTCGGGCGACCGCGCGCATTGAGCGCGGCGAAGCGGTACGTGACGCGCATGTTGACGCGCGGATAGAGATAGGCGAGCAGTCGGCCGCTCGGCAAGCGACAGTGCAGGAAGTTGCGATCATCGGACATGAAGTAGCTGACCGAACCGATCCCAAACTCGTCACCGCCGCAATAGTATTCAGTGCCCGGATCGAGCACGGCGTTGATCGCGGCGCGCTCACTGTCACGCCACAACTGCGGGACCTCGGGGTATTTGTCTTTGCGATAGATGCGAACGACCATCTGGCAGAACTCATCGTCGAGCCAGATGCCCTCATCGTTCCAGACGGTCATCTGGAATTTTTCCCAGCCCATCGCGTAGCCGAGACCCAAGATGGCTTTCTTACCGAGGTTGCGCTCTGACTTGTCGGCCTTGGTGATCAGGCGACCATAGATGCCTGACGCCATGTCGCAGTAAATATCCTGCCCGGGAACGAACATCCCCAACATGGGAGCGCAGCCGGAGAGCCACGCGAGCTTGCGCGCTTCGATAGCGTTGAAGTCGGCGGCGTAAATCTCTTTGCCCGGCGATGCGACCAGCGCACCACGGCAGGCCTTGGCCAATGCAACCATTGGCTCGCCCCACATCATGGTGATGAGTTCGCGGTCGAGCGTCATGATGTCGCGCCACGCGTCGCCCATCTCGTCGAGCCCGTCCGACGTCAGCTTGTCCTTGTAGCCGCCGCCGTAGCCGCGCACGAAGTTGTGTGGCTGCACGCCCTTGCCACTCCAGCGGCCGGTCCGGTCGGCCCCGTTATAGAGCATGATGTCGTGGAGCTTATTGTCTGGGCAGACCGAGAGAAGCATGCGCTTGTATTTCGCAACGGAAGATCGGTTGACCTCCATGCAGATGCGCAGCGCGCGATTGACGCGAGCACCTTCCTCGCCGAGCGCGTCCCATTTCTCTTTCGCGATGGGCTCGGCCGCCTCGCGCGCCTCGTCGCCCGCCTTGGTGGGGACGCCGTCGAGCGCAAACGAGAGCGTGTCGGCTTTGGTGTTGATCAGCGGCTCCTCGCCCAGCGAGACGAGCTTGCCATTGGCCCACGCGAGCATTGCCTTGCGCTGCGATCCCTTGCCAACGACACCACCAGTGATGTCGCTCAGTTCACCGTTGAGGCGGATCGCTTCGAGCCCGGCGAGGCCGAGCGCGGCCTCCGCGCCTTCGCGGTCAAGCGTGATGCCCCGAAGGTTCATCCGCATGTCCATCAACCAATACTCGCGCTCGCGTGGTGTCATCTCCGGACAGAACTTGGAGAGGCCGCGCTCGGCCTTCACATCGCCCTTACAGTAAACCCAGTTGGCGCGATGCTCGGCCTCTTCCTCGCAGAACGCTATGACACCGTCGCCCTTGTTTTTGCCGCGCCGGATCATCGGCTTCGAGAGTTTGTTGATCAGGCGCTTGCCATCTGCGATCTTGTGGTCAGGCAGGCCGACTGACGTGACCGCGTCTTCAAGCGAGCGCGGCAGTGATACGCACGACGCCTTCGCGGCCGAGCAGTACAGTTGCTCCAGCGCGATCTCGACATCGAACTCGGGAAACTCGCGGCGAAGGGAAATATTCCAGATGTTGAACTCGAACCCGGCGTTGTGTGCTTCGACCGGCTCACCGGAGCGGATGCGCTCGATCAGTTCGTCGGGTCGCTCACTCTTCTCGATCCATGGGTGATCGCGATGCCAGAGATGAAACTCGTCTTCGTCATCGTATGCCCACGCGAGGCATAGCGCTTGTGTGCTGACGTCGAACGCATAGCGCCGCGCACCCCACTTGATGAGGTCCGCAGCGCTTCTCGTCTCGAAATCGATGGTAATTATGGCAGCCTCCCATAGAAGTCTGCAATCTTGCGAAGTTCTGCGACCGTCGCCTGCCCCTTCAACAGATTGGCGCGAAGGCTGATGACGATCACGTTGCCCTTCACGTAGCCAAGATGGTTGTGGATGCGGTCGAGCGACGCGGCATTTGGGTTCTCATACAGCTTGCGTCCACGTCCCGGTCCATAAGCCAACCTCATGCCGAGCACGGGGCAGTGCGTCGGCAACGGCACCAGATCGGTGTAGACGAGATCGAACGGAATACCCTTGCGGCGTGCCCGCCGCCGCGCGTTCTGGAGCAACGCCTTCTCCGGGTTCGCTGCTACCCATGCCGCGAGCTTAGCCGCCATCACTCCCGGCGCAGCGGGCTTGCTAGCCCTCCAGCGTGCGGTGTTGACGCGGCATTGCTCTCGGCGGGCGAGTGTGATCAAATGGAAAGGACCTACGCGAGGTTCATTCCGTCGATGCCCTGCCCACCGTAGGGCACGTGCTCGGCTACGGTGCGGGTCAGCGTCGTTGAGATATCACCGACCTCGTCACGTTTTTGCGTCTGGACGACGCGGAGAGATGGCTGGAGAAATTCCTTGAGCGAGCCCTTCAGCACCGCGCGAGCGTCGACGACGTTCTGGTGGTTGAGGGCGCGATCTTTATCGGCGGCGGAAGTGGCGACGACTACAGCGAGGATGAGGGCTTCGATACTTTCAGTGACGAGTTCAAGCTTGGTCTCAATTACAGGATGCGACATGCAGGCAACTCCAGTTTGCTTTTCAGCCGAACCATAGAGCGATGTTCGTTCATGTCAAGTCCTCAAATGGTTGGGGCCGCAATCATTTCTGACTGCGGCCCCTGTCGGCCCCGTGATCTCACGGACGGATCAGCAGTTTCGGAAAACCGCTTACGGCACTGTGGCCCCGATTAGGAAATTAAATCGCAGGCGCGCTTCGGGATCGAACCGACACACCCGTCACTATTGGTCAACTAGGAGAAGTCACCGGCCTTGTCGGCATCTCCAGCGGGTTCACTAGATACCCCGCCCTAACCCAGTGGCCTGCGGAGAGACGGGAGACCAACGGGCTCAAGAATGGCCCGTCGATATCTCCGTCGCTCTAGCGACCGCGTGTTTTGTCAGGCCTTTACAGCCCCGGCGTCGCGACGCCTGACGCGGTCGTGTCGTTAGCCCAGATCGTCATCATCGTTGGTGAGATCGTCGTCATCACCACCGCCGGTGAAGCCCTCGGCCGGATCATCGCCGAAGTCATCCTCGGCCGACGTGAAGCCCTCGAAGCTCTCGTCATCGCCAAGCTTCTGGATGTTGCCCAGACCGATGGCGAGGCCCTTACCGATGTTGTCGAAGGCGTAGGGGTTGACGGACGCACGCGCCCAGCAACCGGCGTAGAACTCCTCGGCGTTTTCCGGCGTGATCGGATTGCTGTTCACGTCGAGAATTTGCGGACGGCGTTTGGAGTTCGCCATCGAGAAGTAAATCATGTCGGGGTCGCCGTAGCCCTGATAGGTCTTCTCGTCGCCCTTGTGAAACGGGATTTTGAACTCCCGGTTCGCCTTCATGGTCTTCAGGTCCTTCTTGAAAAATTCCTGACAGACCTCGCCGAGCTTGGCGCGGATGGCCTGCCACTTCGCAGTGTCCGACGCCGTGAACTGCTTGGGATAGAACAAGCCGACGAGCGAGAAGCGCGGCGTGCCGCCGTTGTATGAGCCGCGTTCGAAGACTTGGGGGAAGCTGACGCGGAATTTCGGGGTCAGCAGACGGGAGCCGGATTTGGTCGCGGCTGTGGCGTTGGTTGCCATGGTGTGTCCTTTCGATGTTGATGTGATTGATGATATGGACCGTTGGCGTGTGGGTCTTAACGATTTGTAAACCATATGTCAACAGTTATTTTGGGAGCCCCTTGACATAATCGAGAGCACGCTGAAGCCCCGCCGCGTCGTCGCCGAGTTTGCCAAGCCCGGTATTGCAATGGAAGCACAGCCATCCCCGATGACACTCCAGCGCCGAGAAACCTTGTGCTTCCAGCCTGTGATCATGGTCCCAATACAGCTTGCGCGGTCGCTGACATAGATCGCAGTGCCCGGCCTTGATCGGGGGCGGCATCAGCGCGAGCCGGACCTTCTGCTTTCTTATCCAATAGTGTTGCTCCGCCAGCTTAGTTGATGGCCTTGCACGATAGGCACGTTGCGACTTCCTGACATTCGGACTGAGATTGGTCAGCCGAACACATTCAATGCATCGCCCGCTGTTCGCGTATCGACCGGACGTATGACCATGGGAGCAGGGTTTCATTTTCGGAGGACTTGACACTTTATTTTGGTCTTGCCCAGCAGCACCGATGCCGTCGCCCGATGATTGCCGTCCCAGAGCAGAAACCATCCCCCACGCATTGGGATGACCGTGGGGAGCTTCTTGAGCGGGTGACGCCGTAGCTGATAGATCAGGCGGCGCGGGCCCAGACAGCCCTGCGTGCTCTTCACACGGTCGGCCCTGATCCATTGAACCTTCTCATACGCGTGCACCGCTGTTTTCTCCGCGCGCAACTCTTCGGCGCGCGTGCAGCGGGGGAAGAATGTCTGCTTGATGTAGCAGTACCCGGACCTTGCGGGTCGCGTGCATCGCTGATCGCGATAGCGCGTCAGATGGCTCACCACGTTGATCGCATGCTCGCGTTTCATCTTATGCGCCTGACCCCGTCTCTGATATCTCTGCGACACTCCCCGCACACGATCACGGAGTGCGGGCGTTTGTAGTTCGGCTTCGGGCAGACGAGCCAGAGAGCTTTCGAGCAGATGTCGCATCTCGCGTAGCCGAGAAATGGAAACGCCTCGATCAGCATCTCTTGCTCGCGTGTCACACGAATGCCCTCCAGCCGAAGAACACGGCAGCACCGAGCAGCGCTCCCGGGATCACGTCGACCACGTAGTGCTGTTTGGTCTTGAGCGCCGACGTCGCGATGAGCAGCGGAAAGAGCAGGCCGACGTAACCGGCGACCGGCCAGTTCGAGCCGATGGTCAGGTCCACCATCATCGCCACGGAGACGTGCATGCTCGGAAGACTGTTGCGCAGCTTGTCATAGCTCCAGACCATGTTGAGCATGCGCATGGATCGGGGCCAGTGCGCTTCAGCGCTCGCGCGGCTGATAGTGCCCTTGTCGATATAGCTGTCCCGGACGATGCTGACCGGCATGTAATTCCGCCACGACGCGGGGATCGCGACCGGCCAGAGCGTGAACATGGTGACCTGTATCGCGAGCAACGTCAGGAAGCATCCGACGCTGTAGGCGTAGGCCTGCCACGATGGCACCGACAACGCGGCGAGCAAGATCATCGGGTAGTACAACCCGGAATAAATCCAGACCCAGCGCGGGTCAAAAGTGATTTTCGCGTCCCACTCCGTTTCGAAGTAGCGCGCCTCGAAGAACGTCTGGCGCTGCGCCCAGAAATAGAACTGGTAGCCGCCGACGATCAAGACCACGGTGATGAATAGTTCGAGCAGTCGGTCAAACAAATCCATCACTGAAGCCCCGGGTCAAAGTTGATCATGTACTTGATCGCCATCGCTGCGATCTGACAGGCCTCTTTGCCCGCGTCGTCAGTGCGGCCGGTGTCGGCCTTTATGTGGTCCCAGAGTTCATCCTCCTCCTCCCGGATCACAGACATCGCTTCATGCGGAGACGCGAAGTTGAGGCCGTGCTTGACCTCGGCTCGCATCAGTTCGGACTTAACAAGCTTCAGCGCTTGGTCAATCTGCCGCTCACGGCCCAAACCGAGAAACACGGATTGGCGGCTAATCGGGTTTGGCATCGAGTTCTCCGTTAGAGATGGCTTCATCGTGAAGCCGCTTGAGGATTTCTTGGAACGATGGCCCGGTCGGGTTGAGCGCCCACGTCTTACCGGCCTCGATCATGAGCCGACCGATCACTCGGCGGCGCTCGCATGCTCGACAAGCCATTGTCAGAAGTGGCTGTGTGGCCAGAGCGACCAGACGAGCAGCGCGACCGCAACCGCCCAGCCGACGAGCGCAGAGACCCATGACCGGCTGTAGGACGTGATCGGCTCATCGTATACGGTCTGGTATCGAACTTGCGGACCATGATCGCGACCGTCCGGGCACATCGGGTGATTGCACACGATGTATAGCGTCTCGTCGGTCGAGCGACACGTTGGGCAGCGATACGGGATGTCCGGCCCGTGTTCGTCACTCATGGCCGTGGGCCTCCTCGTTGATCGTGAGACCGAAGATGTCCGGCCGCTCTTTCTTCATCTCCTCGGCGAGATCGCGACCGGAGAACCCGGCAGCGGTCGCGGGATTGATCGCCGCTGCCTCGTCTGCCATTGGAAGCTCGCCGTCGCGGATCGGCTTGACCACGTACATCCGCATGGGCGGCTGGGTCGTGTGACAGATACCGACCTCGATCACACCGCCGCCCATGAGGTTCGTGATCTCGTCGTGGCTCGGCTTCCATGTGCTGATGAGTTCGACGACTTGGCGTTCGCCCAGACATTCGGCGCGGACTTCGAGATCGCCGCACGGACCCTCCGTTTCGGGGTTCCAGTTTCCGGGTGCGCTGAAAAGGTGCGTCGCGCCGCGCGTGTTGGTCGGTTTCATGACTTCCATTCTCCAGTTGCTTTATACAAGACAAAACGGATTGGCCCGAACGCGAACAGATTTTTCTTTTCGCGTGGCCAGTATCCGATGTGCCACGACAAAGGAAAAATCACAACTCCGAACCCGCGCTTCATGGGGACCTCCTAGAGTGGCATTTCAGGATGGGGGACGTCGACGAGCACGCTGCACATGAGCAGCACGTCGCGCGGCGAGATATGGTGGAAGGGAACGGCCAGCCACCACTGGAGGACACCGCCCTTACGCATCGCGGCAGCGGTGATGGCCGAGCAAATTAGTTCGCCCTGATGGTGCAAATTCCACGACGGGATGATGAAGCTGATGATCGACCGCCAGTCGTAGGCCTCTTTGTTGACCTTGCTTTCAAGGTAGCCATAGTAAGCATCGGACTGCTCTTGTGTGCACTCTATGGTGACGAAGAACTCATGCAGCAGCGTGGCCGCGTCGTAGCCCTTGGGCCGCTTCTGTAGGCCGCCGACGATGTGCTCGCCGTAGTACCATTGGCCATCGGGAGACACGCTCTCGACGTGGTTCGGGGTGAATGGCATGCAGATGCCCGCCTGCAAACGGATGAGCCACGATATGAAGCCCTTCTCCGCAATGAAACGGATAACGATTTTTGCTTCGCTCATGAGAAGTCGTCCTCTTCCTCGTCGTCGGTCATAAACTCGTTGGTCGCGTCTTCGAGCGCGGACACGGCCTCACGTGGATCATACATCGGCGCGATGGTCAAGCGTCCGTTTGGCGTGTAGGACAACTCGCTAACTTTCTGCTTGACGAGCTTGCGTTGCGGGCGGCCGACGCCGAGCTTCTCCAGTTGCGCGGGCGACTTCAGCTTCGGCGGCACATAGAGATCAGCAGCGTCGAGACCGACCTCTTCGGTCAGCACCGTGATCGCCTGCTCTTCACTGATGATGCGCCGGTTCGCGCGACCGCGCACCAGCTTCCACTCGGGCTCGCCGAACTCGCCGACAACGTTTCCGTTTTCAAGCTCGCGCTGGATGTCGGCCTTAACCAGATTGCACCATGCCTCGATCACCGGAACCCATTTAGCCTTGTGGGCGAGCGCGAGGGAGCTTTTCGGAACGGGTAGCTGCTCGGGCGGCTCATCGTCGCGGAAATCCGCTCCAGCCTCTTCCAGCAGCATCTGGTCGTGTTCAACGCAGCGCGTCTTGGCCGGACACCACGCGCACCACTCGCCCGTCTTGCGCGGCGCGTCCGGCGCTCCCGTAGCTTCGGCTGCTGCCTTCATCTGGATTTCGTAGACCTTCAACTCGTCGACCGTGTAAGTGGCCGAGCGAACGAAGCCTTCGATGTGCGGCGCGTTCGGCTGCGAGATCGTGACCGTGACGCTCTCGACATCGGGATGCTCATGCAGAATGAACACCGCGTATTGCTTCAGTTGGTCGTTGTCATTGTGCTCGACCAAAATGCGACCGTTCTTGTGGTCGACCAGTTCGGCCTTGCCAAATGGTTCGACGAGCGTGATGTCGGCGGTGCCTCCCAGACGACTGTCGAGCCACGTGCCGTCGAGATAGCGCTCGGTGAAAAGCTCGGTGCCCTCGCACATCTCCATCATGAGGCGGTCGACCTCATCGATAGTCTGCTGCACGCCTTCAACCATCTTCTCGTCGACAACGAACATGAACCATCCCGGGCGCGGGACGTCGGGATTGAGCGCGGGCTGTCCGGGCGCATAATACTCGGTCTCCTCATCGCCATCCGCCTTCACAAGGAAGGTCGCGCCAGCGAACTCGCGTGCGTCGCGGATGATGCTCTGGAGCATGATCTCGATCAGCTTGTGCGCAGCGGTGCCCATCATCGCCGCATTGTTCGTCGACGACTGCTCGTCTCCGATCAAGGCGACGGAGCCGGGACAATTCATCCAGCGGTGCGAAGAGGACGGGCCAAGTTTCGCGTGCATGTCATGACCTTCCGTTGATCTTGACGCTGCCCACGAACACGCCAAGCGTGAGGATCGTGCCGACGATGGTGGCCGCGAACAGCGGTTTGTTGGGGATCGTAATCATGGGACACTCCAAGTTGAAAGATCGGTGGGCGCACCAGAGCGGACACGGGGATAGCTTGCGAGATGCTCGCCCGAAGGCCAGAGCCCTCATCCCTTACGTCAGCGTCCAGTGGTGACTAGCCAGCCCGGTGCCATCATGTCACTTGTCCGGGTTATCCGGGAGCGCAAGCCTGCTCTCCCCTTTCCCCCAGCATTCGTCAAACCTTTTTTGTAGCGGGCGTCGTATGCCATCTCGGCATCCGGGCTGTAGGGGAAGCGGATCGCGATCCGACCTTTCCGCACGTCCCACGCCATGGCGTCGTCCTTGAACACCTGACGGCATCGCTTGTTGATCACCAACTGATCGGTGCCTCCAACAGCTTCCCACTCGTCGTCTTCGCCGGTCAATGGCGTGAGCGGCATGTGCCGCGCGACCTTGTCGAACACGTCAAGGGTCATCGCCAGACTGCTGCCGGAGTGGTTGTACGCATAGAGCGTCTCCATCAGCGCGGTGACTTGCACCGCGATCTCTCCGTTGAAGTCGCTGTCATCGTCGAATAGACCGGCGGCGCGAAGTTCGGCCTTGGAGTGCTGTAGCAACGTAGTCATTTCTAACTTCCTTGTTTTAGGTATTCAGAGATCATCTCTGCCTTGGTGATTTCGATCCGGCCGACCCAGTCCGGGAAGTCGGCCAGCGCCGTATGATCATTTTCCCAGTGCTCTTTCGCGTCGCGCCAGAGTATAACGACGCCGGACACGTTGCCCGCTTTTGCCTCGGCGAGCACCCGCTCCAAGGTTTCGACGGCGTCCGCTCGAACGCTCTCCGACAGCTTTGGCGGGGCGACGACGTGAAGGTCAATAGCCATCGACAATATCCACATAAGAGACATCAGCGCCGCGATCTTCGGTGATCTTGACGTTCACCGCCTGCCCGGCGCGAGGAGGTGCGATGCCCAGACGAATGGTTTCGTTTCCGTCGTGCGACGTCACCATGGCCTCGATCCGAGAGCCGCAGTTGAACAGCACGACGCTCCAGCCGGGGCCGGGCGTGATGCGGACAAGGTCTTTCGAAATGTGCTTGACAGTTGCTGCGCTGATCAGCGCGTCGAGCGGGGCGGGGCATTGGTTGCGGTGGCTCTCGATCATCACAGTTTCTCCTGCGCGGCGATGCGGGCCATGTTGTCGTTATGCTTCGCGAGCTTCAGCTTCTCTTTGAGCCGGGCCTGTTTGTCAACCATGTCCTGCCATGCCGGGCCCCAGCTTTCCCACGGCTCGTCGCCGGTATGCGTCGAGATGATCACCCACGACCAGTCACGCGCGTCGAGTTGCTCGACCCGGTACTTGATGCAGGCGTCGTCACGGACGACGCGTAGGGCTCGGGTGGGGACTGCGATGGTGACGACATGCCATCCCGGCGGGACGGCGTTCACGACAGCATCAACCTGATTTACGTCCACAATTTTTGACCTTGCGATTGACCCAGCGAGCGATGTGCCGTTCGATGGGGACGCCTCGTTTCCTATCAGCCTTGATGTGCTCGCGCAAGCGATACTTCACATCCCGGATTATAATGTTCGTGATCGGGATGCCTTCGGTCTTGAAAACATGGATAGCAAAGTGCTCGGCCTCAAACTCTTCGCGATGCTTCGAGAGATTGACGTTCCAGTGTCGCCGCACGATGTGTCCGACTTCATGGAGGTAGAGGAAGAGGCTGTCGTCATCCTTGAGCGTAGGAACGTAAAGGGTGCGTTTGTTCGGGTCGGCTTGCGCGCTGCTCCAATCCCATCGGTAGCGCGACTGCGCAACTCGCCAGCCGCGTGGGCGGTGACGCTTGACGATCTCATTGATCCTCCCCTGCGCCAGCGGCATTTGGTATCTCCCATTCGACAACGATCACGCCGGTCTTCGCGAAGCGCGGGTCCTTGGATTTCCAAGCCTTGATCGTGCCACCCGCGTCGACGAGCGGTGCGACCTCGGCCGCGAAACCTCGCGGGAGATGTCCCAGCTTTTGGTTGAAGTAGTGCACGGCGATTGCGTTGGCATCATACGGGTTCTTGGGCTCGCGGACAACTCGCAAAGCCTGACCGGCGCGCATGGTCAAAATCGTCTGCCCGGCCCCCGGATAAAAGCCGGAACCCACTATGGAGACTTGCCTTTTCTCGGTGGCCATCAGAACCACTTTCGCAGGGAGTTGGAGACAGCCGTCTCGACCTCGGCGCGCGTCGCCGGGCGCGGGATCGCGTCGACCCACTCATGGCCGTAGGGCCAGAACACGCGCGCCTGTTCGGTATCGCCCACCCGTTCGTTGAGGGTGACCGCACCATCGGCGAAGAACGTCTCATGGATTTCGTTGGCCTGCTGCGCATACGTATCACCGGCCCTCGTAGTGCTCGGTCGGGTACGGCATCAGGGTGCAGTTCTCATACGTCGAGAGGCTGCCGCCGCCTACGCCGGTCTTGATGATACCATAGGCGTGTGTCGGGTTGTCCTGCGACGATGTCGGTCGCATCACGTATCGCTTGTTGCCGAAGTCTCCAGCGACGATCAGCGACTTGAAGTCCCACGGATGATCATGGATCGTCGAGACGTTGGGCACAGTGAAACGAGCATCCCAAAGATTGAGCCTGAAGCGCTTGGGTTGATCCGGCGGCCCGAAATAGGTACGGAGAAATCCGAAGCCTTGGGCGGTCCACTCACGACGTTCGTCACGTAGCGCGCTGATAATCAGGGGACGAATAAAATTCAACATGGCTGTGCTTTCGAAGTTGGGACGGCGCACCATTGCACCGTCCCAGTCTCCTCGCGGCAGATTACATCAAGTCGTCTTCGGGCGCGGGGGCAGCCGTAGCCGGAGCGCCTTCGCTGGAGAGCAGGACCTGACAAGCTTCGAAAACCTTGTCGTAGTTCTCGGGCTTCAGATCGGCGACGCGTTCGACACCGCCGCCGTCGTCGGTGAGGATTTCCTTGGCCGACGCTTTGCCGAGGCTTTCGTTCGCGGCGACCTTGCGGATCGCATCGCGGACCTGTTCGATGGTGTGTTTGCCGCCCGGTGCTTTGGTGCCAGCGGCCGGACCCTTGGCAGCGGTCGCTGCGGTGGCAGCGGCAGTGGCCTTGTCGGCAGTGACCTTGTCAGCGGCTTTCTTCGCGGCGACCTCGGCGGCCTTCTCGGCAGCGGTCTTGACCGGCGGCGCTGTGCCAGCACCCGGCTTCGGAGCGGTCGGCGCACCAGCGGCGGTTTGGGCCTTGGTCGGACCAGCGCCAGCGGTCGCGGCACCGCCCTTCAGCGCAGCGTGGATGTCGCTGAGCTTCGATGAAATTTCCTTGAGCAGTGCATCGGACATGGGGGACGGTCTCCGGGGGGTTAATGGTTCGTTAAGATTGCAGCCCTATACCCGCCTGACCTAAGAAAGTCAAGCGGGTTTAGGAAACCATTTTTAGGCGCGCGGCGGTGCGCCGTAAAGCTCCATCGCGGCGACGCCGAGCGCGGTCACCTTGCGAATGTCCGGGAGACACGCACTGCCTCCATCCGGGCGGTGCCACGCTTCACGGGCGGAGTTGAGATACCGCTCCATGCAGAGAAATGAACTCGCCCGGGGTCATCTCTGGCTTCTGGCCTTCATGGCGTTTCGCGTTGCCGCGACCGGCTTCTTGGTAGTCGCGCTCGCCGTCGATCACGTCGTAGACGCGGGCTCGGGTCTCAGGTCTCATATTTTTAACCTCCAGTTAGTGCGAACAGCAGTCGCACGGCGCGGTTCAATCGTCGGCCTTGACGTCCATCGCGGTGAACCATTCGGCGATAACGTTTCTCTGTGATCTTCTTCTGATCGGGGTGGGCTTGGATGTAGTCTCGCTGGCGGCGCGCAGTGCGCACGCGGCTGCATTCTGGAGAGCATGTCTTGGAGTTTGCCTGCGGCACGAACTCCGTGCCGCAGACGACGCACGTCTTCACTGTGGCACTGCCCACGTCGTGGTGGCGACGGGCTGCTGCACGCCGCGCAGGGCTTCGACATACGCCTTGCCCTTCTCGGTCGCACGATACGCCCAGCCCGGATAGTCCTCGCGTTCTTCGCGTGAGGGCCGCTCGACCATTCCCTCGCGCAGTAGCTGCTTGATAAACTTGGTGTAGGCGGGCGACGTGCGCGATGCCTCGGGCGCGTAGGGACCGATGGTCGTCGCGAAGTGCAACATCATCGCGATCTTCATCGGCGGCGGATTGTAGCGACGCGGCTCTTCAATGAACGTGATGTCGGTCCACGTTGGCATCTGGAGCGGGCCGAACAGCGCGTCGATATCGATCAGAGAGTGGTAGTATGGCTCTTTGGCCATGGGATGTTCCTTGTGTGAGAGGATGCTTTCCATCATCTGATGGACTGCGGTGCCGAGCGACGCCTGTCGACGACCCTCCATGTATCGCTTGCGCCAGCGCGGCGCACCGGAGTAGCTGATCCAGCATTCCGGGTCATTTGCGTAGGCGAGTTCTTTGATGGCTTGGGGGTACGGCATGGCTCGCTTATAGGTCTCGACAATTGGAGATGTCAAGCCCCTAGATGTAGAGCGGTTAACAAAGCCCCTTGCAATAGTTAACGGCCGATGCTATAGCGCGGATCGTCCCCGCCCCGGAAAGGTCCTCATGCCAATTCGTAAACGCACCATCGGCCTTGCGCTGGACTACACTGAGAAGCACTTCGGGGTCCGCAAACTCTTCCCCATCAAGCCGGGTGCAAAGTTTCCTCCGCTCATCAAGGACAACCTCGCGAAGGCGTCATCGGACCCTGCGCAGTTGATCGCATGGGAGAACCAGTGGCCCGGTTGCAACTGGGGCCTGTCTCATCGCGTCAGCAACGTGATGGGTATTGACATAGACACCAATCCGAAGAAGGGCAAACAGGGTCAGGCCACCTACGACGATCTCGATCTGATCTATGGATGGCCCGATACCGAGATGACGATCACGCCCTCCGGCGGCTATCACAAGATTTACGAGGCGCTGCCCGGGCTCGATATCCCGATGGCCCTCGGTGAGAACGGGATCGGCAAAGACATCGACGTGCCGAACTACACCCTGATCGCGGGCAGCACGTTCGACGATGGCACCAGCTACGTCGCGGGCAACGGTCTTGATAGCGTCCCATGTCCGCAGTGGATTTACGACGTCATCAAGAGCGCGAAGACAAAGGCACGGATCACCAACGCTGGCGAGGTAGTCGTCGAGCTTGACAAACAAACCAACATCAACACCGCCATCGACTTCCTGAAGGTCGACGCCGAGCCCTCGATCCAAGGGTCGGGCGGTGACTACAATCTGTTGAAGGCGGCCTACTATCTCAAGGACCTTGGCATCTCGCAAGAGCTTGGTGCATCGCTGCTCAATGACTACTTCAACCCGCGCTGCGAGCCGCCGTGGGATATGGATGATCTCGCAAAGAAGATGGTGGCGGCGTACAGCTACGCCAACCTCTCGAAGGTCGGCGGCAAGACAGCGGAAGCCGACTTCGCGGATGACGATGCAGCGACAGCAGCGGCGACGCCGGTCCCCACTGGCATCTATAACGTCGAGCAGAAAAAGTACGTCACCAAGGAAGAGACCAAGGCCGAAGACGACAAGCTTTTCGCCGAGTTCTCGGACTGGGTGTGGGTCATCAACATGAAGCGGTGGATCAATACCAAGGACGGCATCGCCGAGCGCAAGACATGGGACACGACGTCTTTCGATAGCCGCTACAACTCGCGCGTCGCGAAGAAGCGAGGCAGCGCCTCCGACATCCTGCTTCGCCGCGCCACCGGCATCCGAAAGGTCGACACCATCGCGTTCAAGCCGGGTATGCCTCTCATCGTCACTGACGCTGGCACGTCGGCCCTCAATCTGTATCGCACGCCGCTCATCGTCCCGCGTGAGGGCGATCTCACGTGGTGGAATGAGCATCTGGAATACCTGTTTCCGGAGCAAGAGTATCGCGGCCATCTGTTGAACTGGATGGGGTGGCTCGTCAAGAACATAACTAAGAAACCGAAGCACGCCCTGATCATTCAGGGTGAAGTCAACGGTACGGGCAAGAGCTTCATCGGTAAAGTGCTCGCGGCCATCCTGCACTCCGCTAACGTCGCGGTCGTGCCGCAGAACGGGCTCGCGGGCCGGTTCAACTCATGGGCCGCTCAAGCGAAGCTGATCCTGATCGAAGAGTTGCGCGCTGGCGACCGCATGGCCGTCAAGGAAGCGCTGCACGACATCGTCACGGAGGATACGATCTCGGTCGAGCGCAAGGGCGTTGATCCGATCAAGGTCGACAACTGTTTCGGTGTGCTGGCCTTCACCAACGACGACGCCGCGCTCTCGCTCGACAAGACCGACCGGCGCTATCTAGTGATCAAGACTGACCGCACCAAGGCCGAGGCTGACGCCAAACAGGCCGAGGGGTATTTCATTCGGCTGTTCGCAAAAATCGACGATCCGGATGCGATGGCAGCGGTGATGTACTCGCTCGTCAATCGGGACTTCGGCGGCTACAGCGGACAGCAGGCCGCGCCGCTCACCGCTGCCAAGCAAGTCATGCATCGCGCTTCAATGCCGGAGCTTGAACACTGGCTTGACGAGAACCGGCTCAACTGGCCTCTTGACGCGCGCATCATCCGGGTCGACGACGTCCTCGAAGCAATGCCCACGGACCTCACACGCAAGAGCGCAAAACCTCGGATAGCCATCAAGAAGTTTTTGATGAGCGAACTGGAAATGGTTTCTCTGGGACAATGCACGACGCCGAGAGGCGACCGGCCGCACCTGTACGCGTCGAAGAGCGCGGCTGGCATCCTCATGAACCAGCCTCGGACTGTTGCGGGCAAACTATATGAAGACGACATGAAGAAAATAAAAGCGAGCCTGCCGCTCAATCCTCTTGACACGGCGGCCGAGTTCGACGATGTTGACGATATGTTGCAGTGACCGGAAGTTTGCAGTCCCGGGATCGCGTTCGAAAGCGAGATGGGAAGCAGCCGGTGCCCCGCTAACCCCGAGGGCAAGACGTGATCGCAGTGAGACGCGAGTGGCCGCTGTTGCAAGGCGGACTAAAACGCGCATTGGATCATTCATCGGGGGACGAACCAACGTTGCGGCCTAGCGAACCGCCTGCACATCGAAAACGCCCGGGCAGCATCCACTGCCCGGGCGTTTTTGCATCTTGACATCTTAGTTCGGCGGTCGTAGTCTGCGCTCGCACGTTAGCACCACGTGTGATGGTTCTGAATGTTGAGACGGACTGCGGTCAGACGCGGGATGCGAAGCCCGCCGCCTCCACCATATAGGGAAAAGATGTCTACAGACTTGGCGTATCTAGCGGGAGTTATCGACGGCGAGGGCACAGTAACTCTCACTAAAAATAACAAACGCGATCCATTCCGCCGGATCAGTGTCAGTGTTTCTAACACAGACCTCGATCTAATTGAATGGTTGCACGCCGAGTTCGGAGGCAAGGTCAGGATACGGGCGCGTCAAAAAGCTCACTACAAGGTCGCCTATGAGTGGCGCATCGAAAGTGATCAGGCGCTCAACCTCTTGAAGCGAGTGACTAAATATCTTCGGGTCCGAAGCCGAAAACAGCGAGCGGAGTTCATCTGCGCGAACTGGGCCAAGGTAACGAAGAGAAACGGTCACTACTCGGAAAACGAAAAGGTCGACAAGTGGGCCTTCGAGTTTGCCGTCCTCTCTATCTGATGGCCACCCTCATCACGAACGGCGCACTGAGGCATTGATGCCTTGTGCCAAGAGCACGCCCTAACCTTGGGCACGCGCCGTTCTTGATGGGGGCGAAATAGGATCGATGGACGCTCGGAAAGTCTCAGTGTGAGCCCGGCATGATACCGCCGTTATCGGGTCACCATCTAAATGTGAACGACAACGTTCCCATGAGCGAAATGGCCCTCGCGGCCTAATCGTTCGGGGCCGCCGATGGGAAGGCCTAGCAACAGAATGCCCAGCGCCCAGAACTTCGGTTCTGGGCGTTTCCATGTCAGTAGGGTACGTCGGCAGCCGGGTCCGGGCGGGGCGCTGTACGGGCCGCGCTGCGGGCTGTGGCCCTATTCTGGGCAGGCGTCGCCCATTCAAGGTTCCAGCGCTGGCAGTTCAATGAGTTCCCGTCGCCGTGATCGCCCATGGTATGCCGCGCGCTCGGCGGCAGCTTCATGGGTCGCTTCAGGACCTCTTTGTGAAGGTAGTATTTGACCCGGGGCGTGCCCCTCGGGGAGCGCGTGGCGTAGGCCTTGCGCTTGTGCCGGTCCCACGTGATCTGCCAGCGCCACTGAAGCGCCCACGCGTAGTCCTCGAATGAGACTACCGCGTAGATGCCAGCGTCGACGTCAAGCCAGATGCGGTACTCAGGCGGCTCGGCAGAACAGGATGACGTTGTCGCAGGGGATGTCTTCGCCTTCGCCGTCGCTGCCACCATCATATCCCTCAAGCAAGAGCACCATCACGGCCAACGTCTTCACGGCGTGCGTGTCGCCTCCGGTCGCCCGGCGCTCGATCTCATTGACGTGCTCAACTATCAGTTCGCGGAGAGACGCCATTTTAGACCTCTTCTGCGATGAACTCGTTGTGGAATGGAAGACCGCAGCGCTCGCAGCGGCCGAAACACATCATCATGATGTCGGGGAGTTCTGCACCCGCGTCGAGCACTTGCACGACATTCCCATCAGGCATCACCACCTGATGGTAGCTCACGGCACACTGGCACGTGAGCAGCTTGTCGTCGCTCGATAGGGGCTCACTCATTGGGCCTCGTCTCGAAACACGATGGTTGTGCGGGGCCCTCGACCTCGGTCTCGTTTTCGGCTTTGCGCCAGACGTCGATCTCGGCTTCAGTCATGGGCCGGATATTGTCGAGCGGACAGCCCTTGATCGTGAGCGTGGTGACCTCGGCCGCGAGCGGGAGTAATGGCTTGTCCATGTTCTCCTCGGCGACCAGAGCGGTCCACTTCGAAACAAGGTCGGCGTCGTCGGACGTGCTCATCCGCGAAACAGTGACGAGGTATAGCTGCTTGAGTTTTTCATCGGGCATGTCGTTCAATCCTTTGTGAGATGCGGAAGCCATGTTCTTTTCGTTTGCGTGCGGCCGGTTGCTTCGCGAGATTGCGAAGGGCCTTCCGCTGTTTCTTGTTGAGCTTGATCACGATCTAAACCCTGCAACGATCTCGGAGACGCGACCGCCGTCGACACCAAACTTGAGACCGATCTCCCGATACAGAAGGTCGTCGGGATTTGCAATAGCGAGCGCGTAGATTTCCTGCTTCATGGAAGCAGTAATTGTTTTGCTCTTCGCGCGAGCGCGCCGCGCGTAGGGCCGTCGATAGAGTTCGCCGACCAGCACATCGATCCGGTCCGCTGCGATCTCCGGGTCAAGGGTCCACGTGCGAAGCTCGGCGGCTATCACGGACAAATCCGTTCTGACTTCTGGAATGCGCATCAAAATCTCCCATCGTCAGCACGGGGCCAGCGATAGCCGCCCTTCTCCAGAGCGTCGAGCACGGCCTCGCGTGCGGCCTTCGCTCCGTTGTCTCGCTTGCCCTTGAGGAGGGCTTCGAGCGCGAGCAGGATCGCTTTTTCACTATCCGAGTGGGCCATAGATCACCTTGGGTGGGTTCGCCTTGAGCGCTACGGTGCGCGCCTGTCGTTCGGTGACGACGGCGGAGACGCCTGTCCTGCCCGCCAGCGTGCGGGCCAGCAGCGCCCGGGGCGTGGCCTTGCGACCACTCGGACCAGACCCGGACATGCGGCCAGTGCCACCGCGCTTGCCCTTGATGATAAGCGGCTGGCCGGACCGGATCATTCCGGGCGTTGCGAACACTGGGGCTCTGGCGTGCATTACATTAGCTCCTCAAATTCATCGAATGGTTTGTCCAGCCCGAACTCTTTGAACCGTTGTCGGGCCGTATCGATATCGCTCACGCAGTAGGCGTTGTCAATACAGAAAAGCAAAAACTTGACCTCGCTCGGCAGAGCTTCGATCAGCGCGCGACAGCGCGCTCGCTCTTCCTGCATGAGAACTGAGATATCACCCATGACGTAAGACTGACCGGACGAACCACGCACACGGCGCAGTAATGAGCAGCCAGCGCCATTCGCCGGACCATATGGCGACGCCGAGCGACGCGGGGATAGCAGCCGTCACGACCATCATCGTGTACTTTCCGAGGGCGTACCAGCGCCGGATGGTCTTCTTCTCTTCTGCAGTGAGTTCACGCATCAGAAGCTCCTATGTGCCCAGACTTTCCACGCCTGCACCATGCAGTCATAGATCGGTTCGTGCGGCACGCCTGCGATGTTGAGCGTGTCATCGCTGCGCAGAAGCCGCGTCGGCGGCGTCTCGCGACAATAGGTGCGCATGTCGCGCGGCTTTTGGTAGTGCCAGAGTTCTTTCTGTCCTAACGGGCCCAACTGCTCGTTGAGCGTCTCCAGATTGGACAGATCGAACTGTGTGCCGTTGGCCCAGACGCGGCTGGCGGTCGCGCAAAATTCCTTGACCCAGCGCATGGTGCTCGGCAGATCGACGCGCTCGCCGTGATATCCGACCCAATGCGCGCTCGCATCCTCGCTCTGGTCGCGCCAGAATTTCTGTGTGCTCGTCGAGACCTCGCGGCCCAAGAGCAGTTGTCGATTGATGTCCGGCAGCAGCAGCATCTGCCCACCGAAGCGCGGCCCCTCGATTGGATCGGGATCGAACTCGACCATGCCGATGGACAGGATCAGCGCGTTGTGCTTGCTAAGCGACAACGTTTCGATATCGATCATGACGTGATCGCACGGCTCATCTAAAGCTCTCACCATGAGAAGCGCTCCAGCATTGTATCAGAACGGGATGTCATCGTCAGTCTCCAGTGTTGGGCGCTGATGAAACTCAGCGCGTTTGCGAACTATTTGTCGACGCTCTCGGTCCGGTTGTTAGTTGGCTTGCGATGCCCGTCGACCTTCTCGACCTTGTATCCATGTAGCAGAGCGGTTGTCAACCACTTTCGCGCAACCTCTTTGTTCTTAAATTCGACGCCGACGTGGTCCTTGACAATCCAGTCGTATCGCATCGGGCACGGCAGACACTTCGGCGGCCGGACGTCGTGATTGATCTGGAAACGAAATGGTGGATCAGTGAACCATAGCAGCTTGTCCGCGATGATCATCGCGACGCGGCGATCACTGTCAGCCGACGTCACCGCGAGCAATTGCTCTGTGGGTGTCTTCTTCATTTGATCTCTCGCATCGTCGGATCGCCGTCGACGCCTGTCGCAATGGCATAGCCATCGCCAGCACCAACCTTGCGAGTATCCCAGCCCTCACGGATGCCTCGCGCCACGGTGCGCAGACCATGAGCCGCTGCCTCGGTATCTTTCGCGGCGCGCTCGACACTCGGTATGACGCTCTTCTTCCGGCCTAACCACCCGTAGTTGAACGTGCCATCGATCCGAAACTTGGCTGCGCTGCGCTCCCATCGGCCAGCTAAGTCTTCAGCGAGCAGGGCACAACGCTCGCGCTCATCGGCGAGCATGGCATTGATTTCATCCTCAGTCAGGTTTGCCATCACCGATCCCCTCGTTGTGGGCAAAGCAGTCAAAACATTTGTCGCCTTTGCTGCCGAGCACGTGATCGCCACAGCGTTTGGCCTCGGCCTTTGGCGGCGGGAGTTTTTCCACCGCTGCCTCGAAGCGCTGAAGCCAATCGTCCATGAACGTGCGAAGCCTGTCGACTGAGCAATCGATGGTCATCGCGGCTCGCGACATTTCCTCGCTCGCTGCGCGCATGGTGCGCGCCGCGTTGCTCACTGTCTCGGCTCCGTCGAGATGAATGCTGTCACCGAAAGCCATCAATCCATCTCCGCCTTGTATCTGTCGGGCAGTTCGGCCCGGGCTGCGACGATGGCACGGTCAATCGCGAACTTCAAGTCCGGAAGCTCGGTATGACGAATGCCATAAAGACGATTGCGGTCGCGCTCAGCATAGCTCTCGCGCTCACCATAGAAAATCTCGATCCACACTGGGTATCCACCCTCGGCGACCGTGACCTCGAAGTTGTTGGCTTTGATGGTCTTCACGACACATTCTCCGTCCACCAGTTCGCGAGCTTGCGAGCCTGTTCGTCATCGCTCTCGACCTCATCGTGCGTGACACGGCAGCCGATGCTGCGCGCGTACTGCAAGAAGTCGGTGTATAATTTCTCGGCTCGCCATGCTTGCTGGCGCAGCCCTATGATGCTCACCCGCACGTCCTGACCTCCAACTCATAGTTGATGGTGCACAATGGCGTCGCGCTGACGAACTCGTAGTCACAGCGCGCCGGATATTTGTGATCGAACGCCACTCGGGCCATTGCGTAGGTCGGCGCGATGATGTGAACGGTCCGCTGCACGCGCGCTTCTGTTTGCCATTCAACAGTGCCGCTCTCATGCCGCGTGTATTGCGTCGAGCCGTAGACGACCTCCCAGACAATCCGTTCACCGCCGCTGTTGCTTTCAAGTTCGCTCATTTGTCCATCCTCATTAGGAGCCAGATGATAAAGCCGCTCGCAATCCCGCCGCCGATCCATCCCAGACAGAACGTGTTGATCGCGCCGTCAATGCATCTTGAGCGCTCGATAAACGCGGCACCGAAGGCGAGCATGATCATTTGCCCATACTCACTGTGACATCTCTGAAGCGCGCGACATTGACATAGCCCACCACTGGCAACTCGGCAAGCGTGAGGTAGTGCGGATAGCCCGGCGTTGGGTTCGGCAGCACGCGATAGATCGAGTGCAGCTTTCCAAAGTCAATCTCCGGGTGCACCGACGAATGATACTCGTCGATGCAAATCACATAACGATCCGTCATTTGAACAGGTCCTTCCCATGGATCAGGTCGCCGCCGTGGATCACGACGAACTCGTCGAGCCCGGCCGCGTAGGCATAGGTTTCGATATGCGCGTTGAGCCCACTGTCACCGATGTGGTAGTGACCGAACACCACGACACGATCACCCGGTCTTATAGTCGAGCACGTTGTTGATGTCGCGTTTAAGCTTCGCGACCTCCTCGGCGATGTCGCGCCGCTCTTTCTTACGTCGGCCTTGGCGATACTTTGCTTTGCTCATAGGTCCAGTCCTGAGAACCGATTGTCTTCTGCCGATCTAACGGGCTCGGTCGGCTCTGTCAATAGGTTCTTGGTGATCTCGTCGATAGTGTCGGTGACCGTGGTTAATCGTGCCATGGTGGAGTTGCGCTTGCGCTCGGCCTCGGCGAACAGCAGGACCTCCTCACGCGTGAAGTTGCGCCGCTTTATGATCTCTCGCATGTCGTCGGTCGTGAACTCTCTCGGCTGTCCCGTAGCGCTGCGCTCCGATGCAGTCACGCGAACCTCATAGGCAAACTTCGCGATGATCTCGGCCTCGCGCTTGGTCAGGTTCATGATGCCGAGCGACCACGCGCAATCAGGGTTGTCTCTGGTGGGCGTTTGGTATTCGTGGACTTCGACGCGTTTCATCTCACTCACTTCCGGTTTTGAGCGAGCCGGGTATCTTAGCTAAATACCTCGCGCGCAGCCGCATCGCCTCATCGTAGTTTGTGCCCTCGCCCGCCAGCGTCAGGTGCGCCGTGCTCACCGGCATTCCCAAGAAGTCACCGCGCGTGATCAGTGCGATGTCGCCATCACTGTAAGCCATCTCGCCGATCAGGGTGAACTGCTCGGGCGCGAATGGCTTGATCTCGCAGATCACTTCGTCGCCGATCTCGATAGGTCTCTCGTTGCGGTCTTTCATAGGTCCAGTCCTGAGAAGCGGTTTCCATATTCGGTCGGCGACAGGACGTCGCCCGTTCTAGCCTGCTCCAGCTTGATCACGAAGTCAATCAATGCTCGCGCCTCTTCCACCGTGACACCCTCGAAGCCGACCGCGACGGCATCTGGGCCAAGCCGCCCCGGTAGCAGGAACGCCGTCGTCTTGATCAAATTCGGGTTTATCGTCGAAGCCATCTCTGCCTCTTTCAACGCGGCGGCGAGCTTTGCACCTAGGTTTAGACCGTTCATTTTTCTCAACTCTCTCACTGGGCCGCTTGCACGGGCCCGGCCGGTGGGGTGGTTTCCCAGTCCCCTTGGGGGCTCGGGTCAAACTCTAAACTCGGGCTCGCCCCGGCCCCTTTTGGGACTGGGGTGCCGGTGGTTTTGGCATGCCGTTTTTAAGCAGTCAAGAGGGGTCTTCTCATTGAACTTTCTCGGTCCGAGAAATTGGGGCTCGGTCCGAGAAATTGGAGGCTCGCGGGCTCGGCCGCTTGGCATTTGTCTAAATCACAACCGTGTAACCTCGAAGGTCTTCTCGGACCTCTTCTCGGCAAGGGGTCAGCTAACCCATTGATTTCTTCTATTTCTCGGCTTCTCACATCTTTTCTAATACACATACAGCACAAGGGGTATAGTAGTGACGGGGGGTGGTGGGGAGGAGAGTTTATAGTATATGGCGTGTTCTGGGGGACGATTTCATTTCATGTGAGAAGCCGAGAAATGGGTCGGATTTTCGGGTCGGAATACCACTCCGTTTTGTGGGGTATGGCTTGCCTCCGCACGACCATGCTTCGCAGCCCTCACAAAGGGTGCTGGCAAGGCATTGCACATACAGTGGATATTGACTAATGGATCGCGCTATCACAGACAACCTAGCAGGGCAAAGCATTAGTTTAGGTTAATTGATTTCAAGGCCGCGTTAACCTTAATAGTTTAGATTTATTGCATATGAGGGCCCTATTAACCTTAATTCTTAACCATTTGACCACTATGGAGCGGCCATTAACCCTACTTATTAAGGTTAATCAGAGGGTTAGGTGCAGTATGCATGGGTGGATGTGGATGTCAACACTACTATACTACCTATGCCTATTAACCTTAACTATTAAGGTTAATGACACTATGGTATCGTAGTAGTGTTGTGGCATTAACGTTAATAATTAAGGTTAATGCGCGATCACGCTTGACCACTACCGATAGATGGTGCATGGTAGGATGGCGCGAGATACGGGGTAGGCACCCCAAATCGCGACCATATGGCAGGTGCAATGTGCCCTAGCCTGCACGCTTTCGACCCGTTTTGAGCTAAATTCCGAAAAATAAAAATCCCTAATTCCGGAAAATGTTTCCCTGACCCACAATTTAGGCTTGACACGACCGCCGCGATCCATTAGGGAACCGGACCACGCCCTCTCCTACGGAGCGACAGATGTCCACACGTTTAATCGCCGAGCACGTCGGCCCGGAAGCCGCACACCGCGTCCTCACGGAGACCCATCGACAGTTCGAAGACCTCGGCCTGCAGCCGCGTCATGCGCGCCGCCTCCGTGAGCTTCAACTCGACCGCATCCGCGAGACGCACGTCATCGTCGGCGATCATCCGCCGGAGCCACGGCGCAATCTTGATCCGTGCGACTGCAACGACGGCTCGACCGTCGCGCAGTGCAAAGGCGCGGCGTGCAAATCTCACAACCGATGTTGCTGGCAATGAATAACATCCAGAAGGGATGGGCGTTGAACGCGCTCGGTGTCGCGTTCGGGTCAGGGCTTGTGTTCAACCATCTCGTCGTGTTCGCTCTCGCGGCAGCCTGCTGCGGAGCGGCGATGATGTGCTTCTATAAAGGTGACCCGCAATGACCGAACCAACCTACGACCCGGTCGCCAAACGATGGAGCGACGACGCGCCGATCACCGACGCGGAGAAGCACGCCTACTGTCGACGGCGCTGGAACCATGACGCGGTCTTTCTGTCGCCAGTCGTCTACGAAGCGGCCCGGCGCGCGGACTTCGACATGCGCACCTTCGTGATCAACCAGCCGATCCCGGTCGATGGCGGCACAGTGACTGGCACCATCATGACCGCCGAGAAAATGAAATCGCAGTATGCGAAGGGCCCTGCGCACTCAACCTTCGGACCGTCGAGCTTTCTGCGCTGGAACGATTGTCCGGGAGCAACCAAGAAGGATGAGCCAGATGGCGGGAAGACCTCTTAGTCCAAATCGCGAGCTTGCGCTGCTCATGGGCGACAAGACCTATCACGGATCGCTGCACGCGAAGTGCGGCACCAACGAGCGCTACGTCACGGGCGGCGGCTGCGTGCACTGTGCGCGCCTGATCGCGACCGAGCAGCGCGACGCGAGGAAGTTTCTGAAAGAGCATGCGGCCGAGCAGGCCAACGAGAAAATTCGAGAACAGGACGGCGTCACCCTTGACAGCGTCCCAACGAATGGCTTATCAGCATTCGAACAGTCCATCGAAGACGACCTCATGTGATGGTTGTCTAACCACGAAAGGCGTGATGCCATGCGACCGACCGACGAACTCGATATCAAGCTTGCTGCCAACCGGGTGCGCTCTCCGAGATACCCGACGATTGCTGAAGTGCTCGCGCACCGCGAGCGCCGTCGCGCCATACTCTCCGCAAGATTTCTCCTCGCGATGTTCGTGATCTTTTTGGTCGCGGCTCCGTTCGTGGACGGCTACGGGTTCATGTTGCTCGGCGCAGCGATTTTCTTCGCGGGCTTCGTGATCAACTGCCTTGTCATCGGCAACAGCCACAACACCGGAGGGAGCAATGCCGATCCGTTCTGACAAAGAGGTCAACGACATCGCCAGCATTCGCATCCTGCTTGAGCAACGCAAACGCGAGCGCGAATATCGTGATCAGGCGCGGTTCACCATCGCCGCGTTCATGGTGATCGCTGCCATCGTTATGTTGGCCGCGCTATGAACGAGGACGAAAAATTCGATCTGGTGGCCAAACAACTGCGGATCGCAGACCGCAATCGTCGCATTTCGCGGCGGCTCGAAGAGCGGCGACATCGGCGTGCCCAGAGGAATGCCTTCGGTGTCATCGCATTTATCACGCTCGCATCCGCTGTGGGCCTGCTCATCACGCTACTGTTCGCTGGAGGATCACCATGATCAACCCGTGGAAGCTGATGGCCGACTGGCTCGTCTGGTATAGCGTCTTCGAATGCGTGGGCCATTCGCTCCCCGCCATCTTCAGCGGTCAAGTTTACGGCCCGGGTGCGTTCGTCGCCGGGGCCATCATGATCTCTGCCGCTCTGTTTGGGGAGTTTTATTTCCGTGAAGTGTGATATCTGTCGAGACACGAAGTCCATCACTCTGCCGGTCCATCGCGACCTGACCATCGAAGACATGGTCGGTGACTACGCGATCCCGGTCAAGGCCGGTGAGATGACGCGTTCATTCCCGTGCCCGAACTGCGCGAAGCTGGTGCCGTTCGAGCGCGTCCGCGCGATGCGTGCGATGACGAAGATCGACTTCGAGACCTTCGGCAAACTCCAGAACCCAACCGAGCGCGGCCTCGCGCAACAGTTCGGCGCGTACCTTCACAAGGAAGGCCTCCTACGATTTGACAACGACAGCCTGACCACCAAAGAGGATCGTGTCACGGTCCGTGCGATGCTCAACATCGTGCTCCCGGAGAACGCGGAAGGCGTTGAAGCGCTCGTCGCCGAAGTCGAGCAGCCGCCGATCCCGGGCAGAATTTTGCGCGAGATGAGACAGCGTGCGAGCCGTGGGGAAGTCGTGTCCGGATACAACCCGGAAACGACGACGCGGTACGATCCGGAAGTGCTGCTGGGCAGGCCGACCACGTGGAAGCCGCGTGCCTTCATCCCGGAGGCCGAACTGCCCGCGCCCAAGACCAAACGTGAGACGATGAAAGAAGCCGCCGCGCAACGCAATGGCATCTCCAACCGTTTCTCCGGTATCGACTTCGATGGAGACGATCTGTTATGAGTGGTCCGCCGGACAGCGAACACTATGAACTCCGTCAGCAGTTGCGGCGGCTCTCGGCACAGCACCGCGACGTGTTGGTGCCGTCGCGCGCCCTGATCAAGCTGGTCGACTACATCGACAAGCTGGAGGAAGGCGCGTATAGCGCGTGGGAAGATCACATGGGAGAGGACCTATGAGGACGCTACCGGAGACCATCGCGTATCTGCGCGACATGATCGCAAACGAGAGCGTCTCGATCATGCTGATCGAGAGCGCAGAGCTTACTGCGCTGTGCGACGCGGCGGAAGCTGGGCGGCGGCCTGCGCACCCTGACGATCCGGGGTTCACCGAATGAGCCACGTCTACGAAACAGCCGCTGTCCGCATTCTGGATTGGCTTCATCACGCCGAGCGCGACCTCACGGGTAAGGCCGTGTTAACCTTCAATGGAGAAGCTGGCACCGTTCGCGCGATCCAGCTTGACGAGCACCATGGGCTGTGCTTTACGATTGACGAACCAAATATCCAAGGTCACGGTCGGCGCTACTATCCAGTGTCGACGATCAAGCAACTGGAGCCATGCGATGTCAAAAGTGAGAGCGATATCGACACGTCCGATTAGCGCGCCGCGCACCATCAACGGCGACGTCAGTGACCTGTTCTTCAACACCGAACTCGACAGCGCTCGCGTCTACGATCATCGCGGTCACTTCACCGGGTGGGACGCGACGCGGCTGGAGCAAGAGGCGATGCAGTTTCTCGCCAGCCTCGGCCGCCTCGGCGTCGACACTCCGACCGTCGACGACCTGATCGCCGACTTCCACGGGCGGGCGTGATGCCCACTCACACCTTTCACAAGGCCGATGCCATCATCGACCGCATGAACGCCGCCTACTGGGCGGAGTACGAGCGCTGGGTATGGCGACGCAAGATCAACCGTAAGGACGGCTTCGAGCTTGTCCGCAACTCATCGCCGAACAACGACATCGTCTCCGACGAGTACAACGAGATCACGAACCTGACCAAGCGCGAGTGCAAGGACAGCTATAGCGCAGATGAATGGTATCAGACGTATGCGAGACGCGCTGCGATGCGCGCCGCTCTGGGAGAACTGTGATGCTGCTGCTCCGTGCTCGCACGAAGCCGGATGACGGCGTCGTGTTCGTCATCTGGCCACGCTGGACACCAGACGGCTGGGTCGCTTTCGAACGCGTGCTACGAACTTGGAACGGCGGCTGGGGCTGGGGCTCCAGCGGCTTCTATACCTACGAACGATTGGCCTACTACAAATGATCATCACCATGTTCGTCACGCTATGCCACATGGGCTCGGTCGCTCCGGGATTGCCGCCGGTCGAGCTTTGTGAAGAACAACCTGTTGCGACGCGCGACGTCGAAGCGACGACGCGCCGCGACAAGCTCGAAGCGATCAACGCGTGCTTCGCTGCGATACAGCCGGAGATCGCGCCGCGCATCAAGCCCGGCTTCACGTTCCAGAGCGGGCGCTGCATCGAAGGCAACGAGAAACCAAGGGGATCAATATGAGCCGTGAACATGATGACGTGTTAGCCGCTGCCGCTCGCCGCGCCGGGCCGCCAACGCCGCGCAATGCGCCGCCGCAGACGCACGGTGACAAGGCGCTGACGTTCGGCAACTCTGATCTTTACGACGCACGCAACGCGGCGTGGAAGAAGTATCACGGCGAGCAGTGCGCCGATTGGACGCCCGCTGCCGAGCACTACGAGAAGGATGGCTTCTTCGCCGGATGGGACGCGTGTCAGCAAGCGATGACCATAAAGGAAGTTGACAAATGAGCACTGAGATGATCTTAGGTGGGTGCATGCTCGCCGTTCTGATCGGCGGGATCATCGCATACTTGAGGATGCCGTCGTGAACGAAACACAGATGAGGACATGGGCCGTGTGCTTGACGCCGCTGCTCATCCTCGCGGTCCGGAGCTTTGTCGTCTGATGGATTTGAACAGCGCCATGGAAGTCGCCCAGTCCGGCGCGAGTGTAGTCGAGCCCTCGCTGATGCGCGAGGGCTGGACCGTGCGCTGGGACGCCAAGGAAAAGCTGTTCTACTATTTCAATCCGCTCGGCGAGCGGGCGCACAAGATCATGTTCAATGATGCGCACCGCGCGTCATATCAATGGAGCATTGTGACATAAGCGCAGGCATACGGTTTGCTGCCGACGTACCGCCCGCTCCCGAAGTTTGACAGCAGTATCATCAAAAGGAAATAGGTCATGTTTCTCGTTCTGGCTATCACGGCAGCATTCTTTGCTGGATGCTACGCTGTTTACCGCTGGCGCAGACAGGTGGTGACGACGTCGCTTTCGACGGAGGACCTCATACTCCCGGACCCGCCGAGTGGCGCGCGTATCGTCGGGCGTAGTCCCGCGCTCGATCTGCCGTATGGCAGGCACAAGCGTTTCGGCAAGCGCACTGAGCCGCCGGTCCGCTACCGCGCGATCTCGCTGACACCGCGCATGCTGGAGCGCATGAACCACGAACGTCGCCGCCGAGGCGCACCGCCGCTCAACCGCGAGGGTATCAAGGCCGCCGTCGCGACCGCGTCGACCGAGTATGTCACGCATGGCAATCGCCAGCCGGGCACGTCGAGCGATTGGTTGACGTACCTGATCCTCTACGAGGTCTTGTTCGACGATCACAAGTCCACCTACTGCACCGGGACCGGCGGCTTCACCGTCGACCCCAATCAACCGTTCAACGGCGCAGGCGGCGAGTTCGCCGGGGCCGGGGCTTCGGGGGACTGGACTGCCGCGCCTGTCACGGCGAGCATCGCCGCCACCATCGTGCAGCCGGAGAGCTTCGCGCCGATCCCGATGGGCGATCAGGTCGGCGACGGCGGCGGTAAGTACAGCGCAGGCGATTTCGTCGGAGGTTATGGCGGGGGAGGCTACCCGCAATCGCAACCGTCCGATCCGTCGAGCAGCGGCCCGGGCCCGAGCTACAGCGCGCCTGATCCGTCCCCGAGCAGTTCGTCGAGCGACAGCAGTTCGTCCTCGTCGTCGTCGAGCGACAGCCGTTCGTCCTCGTCGAGCAGCTACGACAGCGGCTCATCGAGCAGCTTCGACAGCGGCGGTTCGTCGGGCGGCGGCGGCGGCGACGGGTCCTGATCCCGTGGAACGCAACGTAGCCGGGCTGATGATCTACAAGGGGCCTGTCGGCTCCGGCTACTATCGCGTGATCGATTGTCGGCGCGTGCCCTTCGAAGAATGGGGCACGCTGCCACGGAGCTTCAACATCTGGCAAAACATCGGCCAGCTAAAAATCTTTTTCCTCGCACACGGAGATCGTGACTAACATGGCAACTTCAGCAGAACAACTGATCTTGAGGGGCTTGCACCTTCTGATCCGAACGACCTTTTCACCGAATGACGGGGTCGCGCAGGCCAAGCACTTCATGAGCCTTCAGCGCGACGTCGGTCCGTGGCTCACGGACTACGCCGCCGAGATCGAGAAGCCTGCAATCGATCCGTCGATCATCATGGTCCCGGTCGACGACGGCGAGGGTCAGGGCGGGCTCCAGCAGTGAGCGAAGACCCGGCCAAACTCATCACGGTCACGTGGAAAGTCATACGTGACCGGAGCGGGGCATACGTGCTCGAATTTACTGATGGGCAATTGGCTTTGACATTCGGCCCGATGCCCAACGACAAAGTCGATCCGCTAATCGCGGAGCGACGAAAGCATGTTTCCGATATCTTCGACCGATGCTTGGAAAGGCTCAAGAATGAAAACGCGCCGCCACAAAATCAACAAGGCCCCGATCCGTCCGTACCGTAGCGCCACGGCTCACATCGTGGTGCAGGGTGACCGCATCACCTGTCAGGGTGTGCGCGGTCGCACCCGGGTCAAGCGCGTGCTCGACCCCGAGGGCAAGCGCGTGACCTCCGTGCGTGTCACGGAGGACGTTCCGCAGATCGTCGCCAAGCCGGTCGGCGACCGCAAGCCGACCGCGATCTATGTGGGCCGCTGCTATACCGGCGTGGCTCGCAGCAAGGCGTACCCAGCGCGCGGCATCAAGCAGGGTGGCTCTCCGCCCCCGGCCAAGCCCGGGCTCTTCCAGCGGGCTGCCAAGGCCGTGAAGCGGGTAGTCGTCGGAGACGATGGCGAAGGCGGGCTGGCGGTCCGGTGACCGGGGCAGAACTGATGGACCGCGTCATCTGGACGCGGTTCATGGCTGCTATCGGCCCCGAACTACGGGACCTGTTCCAGACTGCGGAAATTCCGAAAAATAAGCCCGGCGAAAAATCACTGATTAGGGCGTGTAGCTCAACGGAAGAGCATCGGTCTCCAAAACCGAAGACGTAGGTTCGACACCTAACTCGCCCGCCAATCCGATCCATGCCTCGCCCAGTTGCTGGGAGGCCATTCGCTCACGCACTCGGGCGAAGGCCCGGCGTTCAAGCCGAGCCAGTTCGATGATGATGTCGTCGTGATCCTGCGCGGTCATAGTATGCTCGCGTTAACGAGCCCGCCGACCGACGCGCAGTAGTAGGCGATGAACCGGACAGTCGTCCCCCGATGCGCGATCTCCGACAGTTCGCCGAAGTGCTTGTCGGCGTCCTCGCGGCTGGAATACCGCTCCTCGGTTGTGTGGCCAAAGTCCGAGCACACGACGAAGGTGAATTTCTCAATTTCCATTGATCGTCTCCGGTTTGCAGTCCCAAAAATACGAGACGGGGAAGGTGCCCTCGTCGCGCGCTCTCGCGAAGTCACTGCCCTGATAGCAGCGACGTCCCTTGGTGTCGACGCACATCGCCGGGACTGGGACCGTGCAGCCGCTGGTCTCGCATGTCTTGTTCGCAAGAACGCGCGTCGCCCGGCGGACCCAATCGTTGAAGTCCACGAAAGCCCCGTCGATGTTCGGCACCAGAAGCTTGCGCTCTTTGCCGAAGTGTTTCGCTTCGACCAGTTCGCACATCCCTTTCGCGAACTTCAGGGTCCCGCACCACGTGATGGAGTAGAGTGCGCGATCATACGGAAGTTTCGTCACAGTGTTCTCCTCTCAAGTCTCCACGTGTACTCAGACCAGCGCAGGACGTTCAACGCTTTGAGGTCGCGCTCGTCTTCGATGAACCGAACGATGTCATAGGCGTATTTGCCATCGCAGTGGGCGCGCTCGAAAGCGGCCCGCTTCTGCGCGCCCGACAACGTCTTGAACTCTTGTTTCAGTAATTTGCTCATGTCGTCACAGCTATCACGCCCAGCGCGGGATGCAAGCGCCGCCTGTCCCTATGGTTAATAAACCGTAAAAGCCCCTGTGCCGCAGGCGTTATCGATCTGTTAACCATGTCGAGCGCTTTGCCTTGCGCTCTCCGTGAGGCGCTGCTAGATCAGTGTCCATGAGCAAGATCACTACCAAGCAAGTCATCAAGGCGGTCGGAAGCGAACACCTTGAACTCGTCGCCGGAAACGGCTACTGGTATTTCATCTACGACGATGTTGCCAAGGGCCTTTACGACACGAAAAGCATCTATACCATGCGGCTCGGGGACTTCACCGTCGAGCAGTGGGCGGCAGATGGCCGCGAATTCGTAGCCAAGATGGAAGCGAAAAATGTCTAAGGCCCATACGTGTTTCGAAACCGGCAGCGTGAAGCTCGTCCAAAACGGAGTGGATAAGTTCACCGTCGTCTACGGCAAACAGGTCAGAGCCGGGCTCAGCTACTCGGCTGCCGCTCTTGAACTCGGCGCATGCATCATGCACGAAAGAGCATGCGAGGGCGGGCTTGACAATAGCGAGCCCCCTCGGAGGGTCAGATGACACGCGCTGTCCCCCTGCACGAAGGCTGGCTCGCCTTCTATCTGGCGGCCAATGGAAAATGGAAGCTCGCACGCGATGCGCGCGGCGAGCCCATCACATGCGAGACAGAAGCGCTCGCGCAGTCCGTCGCCCGGTATCGGCGGCGGCGATTGAGGAGGATGAAATGAGGAGACTGCTGTTAGCTGCCGCCGCTGTTGCCGCGCTCGCGGCCCCGGCCTCGGCGAGAGACTACTGGAACGGTTCGGGCTTCCCGCTCGATCACCAATTCCATTCGCCCTACGACAACATCGTCCGCCCATACCACGGCGGCGGTTACTACCCCGCGCTGCCACGTGGCGGGATCGTGCAAGTCCCAGCGGACCTGTTCGAGACCGACCGCACCGAGGTCGAAGTCCCTGAGCTTTCGAGCGAGCGATACTTTCGTGAGCAAGAGGCGAAGGCAGTCGCCAAGGCGATCCACGACGAGCGCGTCTGCGCGCCTGTCACCGTTTACACCGACGACGGGATCATCCGTCACGCTGCGCAGGGATGTCGGCCGTGAAGAAGGCCAACCCGGTGCGGCTGGTCGAGACCGACCTGACCGAACACGTTCGGCAGGAAAACGCGGCGTATCGCGAGATCGTCCGCAGAACAATGGAGCGCGAAGTGAGTGAAGCATCAGGGCATCGCGGACTGTGGACCGAGCCCAAGTACCCGGGCGGCGACGTCCGGTATCTGGGACTGTATCACCACGGTCGACGTGAGTGCGGCATGATCTCGATCCAGCACTGCGGGCGAACCGTTCGTGTCGGATCGTTCCTGCCGGGCACATGCTACAATCTGCCGGGCGACACGCCCAAAACCGTCCCGGAGAAGTCCGAATACTTCCGGGCCGACAATCAAACCGATCTGGCCGACGCCGAGTTTGACAAGTACGTGCAGGAAGCGTATGCGGACGGCTGGCAGAACACACCGGGGAGCTAAAGACGATGGCGAACCTTCTCAAGGAAAGCAAACGCGGCGGCTATCTGCCGCGCCTCTCGGGCGCTCGAATACACACGGGCGTGAAGTACGCCGAGTGGGGCGACGAGAAGCATGAACACGGCGCGATGCCGCCGCTGTTGTCCACCCTCAACGTCGCTGCTCCCACAGTTGGCGGCGATGAGTATCAGCTTCAGTTCACCGAAGACGAAGTGCTTCGCATCATCGCCGAGTGGACGTCGGAGATAAGCGTGCGCCGCTCGCGTATCGCCTATGACGCCCGACAGGCCGCTGAAAAGGTAGCTCGCCATGCCGCTCGATGACATCCCATCGTTCCTGAAGCTCTCGGCCGAAGAGCGTCGAGCCGCGTGGGAGAAACACCGGCTCGAAGCGAAAGCCCTGCCACTGGAAACGATGGCACCCCTGAAACGCATCAAAGGCATACCCGGAGCTAAAGATGAGCACGCCGACGACAATGACGATTGAAGACACCATCCGTGAACTCGCCGCACGCGGAGAGATCAGCGACATATCGTTCGGCCGCAACCCGACCAACACGAAGTGGCGTGCGGTGTTCGTGCCGTGCAGCGTGTTCGGCAAATCGGTCGGTGAAGACGAGGACCCGATCAAGGCCATGATGATGGCTTTGAAATCGATCCCGCTGAAGAGCAGGAAGCCGCCGACTGACCGCGAACTCGACGCGGCCATCGCGCGCGGCACCGCCAAAATTGATCAGGCGACGGTCGACGCCGACCCGGTCGACGACGGGATCGAAGACCTGATGTAGAACGTCAGTTGTCCCGGAGAGACGGATGGGCTAAGTTCCGGGCTTAATCGGAGACCTAGCCCATGGCCAAGCTGACCGCAAAAGCGCGCAAGAAACTCCCCGCTGGAAAGTTCGGCCTGCCCGGCAAAGGTGGCAAGTCGGGCAAGTACCCGATGCCGAACAAGGCGCACGCCGTCGACGCCGAAGGCCGCGCGACGCAACAGGTCGCGAAGGGCAACCTCTCGCCCGAACAGGCGTCGAAGATCAAGCACAAGGCCGCTGCCGTCCTCGGCAAGCACGATTGCCAGTATCACAACAAGAGCGTCGTGTGAGGTCACCATGCCGAAAGACGCACTAGGTCACGGCTCTGATGAGCGCGGCGTTCACGCCGCCCAGACCGCTTCGCTCCCCGCCAAGGGAACGCCGATCTCCGATGCGACTTATCATGCCAACATGCCGAAGGAAAACTTCACCGGCATGGTGCAAGATTTGCTCGGCATGTGGAAGGGCACTCAACAGCCCGACGCGCTGAGCCCGGGCGAAGCGAAGCAAGTAAGCGACGCGTATGAAGCGCGCGGTGACTGGCGACAGGTCGCTCGCGATCTCGATGATGCCCGCAAGGGTCAGAAGCTCGGTGGCCCCGGTGGTGGCCAGCCGAATGCACGCGGGAGCGGATGGGCATGAAAGACGCACGGGGCCACGGCAGCAACACACACGGCGGTATCGCGAGCACGTTTGCAGCGGAGGCCGCGCAGCGTCAGGCGTTCGGTAACCGAAACGCGGGCGGCGGGATCGCGAGCACGTTCGCCGATGAGACTACGCAGCGACAGAACTTCGGTCGCGTTACGTCGAACGCCGAGGCCGCGCGAGCGCTGGCGTCAACACTGAAATCAACGCAAGCCCCGATCCATAGCGCGATGGACCGCACCATGGTCGCGGGCGACGACAGCGATGGGACCGATGCATGGTCGCGCACCCCCGGCGGTGATCGCGGCCCTCGCTACAGTTCGAAAGAGCTTGCAGCGGATGACCGCCGCCGGGAGTTGCTGTGACATGATCAGCAAGAACCTAGTTCTGACCAACGGGCAGATCAGCAACGAGGTCGCTGCTGATGCGCTCGCCAGCGGCGCGAAGTCAACGCTGCCGCCGATGCACCCATCAATGGGCGGTGGCCCGGAAGACGCTCCGGCGGCGAACCAGACCGACGCCAGCGATGACTGGGACAGCGACGAGGATCAGACCAATGGCTAAAGACGCACTCGGCCACGGCAGCGACACGCGAGGCATGCGTCTGGGCAAGACGCATACGGTCGGCCCGCACTCGGCGAAGGTTTACAAAGCTCCCGGCGAAAGCGAACTCGTCACCAAGACGTATCGCAACGGCGCGTACCAATCAAAGAACGATTATCACACTGACGACATGGGCGATGCCAATGGCACCGCTCTCTCGCAGTTGAACCGCTGGGCCGCGCAAGACGTCGGCAAAGTCAGCAACTCGGCGGCGGCCTCCGAACTCGCGAGCGGCGCGAAGACCGCGACGATCCCGACGCACGATGGCATGGCGGGAAATCCGCGCAACGAAGACAGCTATCCCGGCGCAGGCCCGGCCCCATCGCACTGGAGCGGCCCGGATCAAGCGAAGTACAACAAGGCGAATGGCTACAACGAACACGGCAGCCGTCACGGTTACAACCCCGACGCGGTCAATAGCGCCATCGCCTCTTCGAACCGTGCCGGTCGCCGGATCGGCGGCAAAGAGGCCAGCGCGATCCACCGACTGTTGAAGGGCCGCTGATGCACCGAATGCAGCGGCGGTCGCGCCACGCGCACGCGGCTGGAATATCCATCCTTGTGCCGCACAGCAGTTTCACTCCAACGCCGACGATGTCGCCGTTGGAGATCGCGTTTCTGAAGGGACGCGATGCCAAGCGCCGAGGGCGGCCTGCGGAGAACCCGCATAACGATTTGTTAACCCCAAATAACGGGGAGCTTGCGGCGGAGTGGGAGCGGGGGTATAACACATGAAGGTCACCTGTCCGAAGTGCCACCGCCAATACGACGATCAGGTCCGACTGAAGCAGTGCCCACACGCGTTGCTCCCAATCGGCAAAGACCTTGACAAGGCGCTCGATGAATTCGTAGCGGACAAGCCGAAGGATATCATGCGATGAAAGACCCACTGGGACACGGCAGCGATGGCAGGGGCGCGTTTCGTCCGGCCAAGCATCAGTTCAAGGTCGAGCGGCACGTCGCGTTCCACGCGGCTACAGCGGCGGGCCAAAAGGTCACCACCACCGGCAACGTCTGGCAGAAAGTCGGCGGCGGTCGGCGCGCGGTCGCGGAGAAGATCGCGATGGGCGCGCGGATCGACAACCCGAACACGCAAATCAGGATCAGGTAGATGAAAGACGCGAAGGGCCACGGCAGCAACGCGCACAACGCGGGCATCGCCAACCTCAAGAACTCCCAGCTTGGCATCAAGCTGCATCCGAACGTGTTCGCCGCCGTCAAAGCGAACCCGGGCGGCTTCTCCGTGAAGCCGACCACCGGCCAGATGCCGACCTCGGGCTATATGGTTTCGATACCGGGTCACACTCAGATCGTCGACAACGCGACGCCGGAAAATGTCGCGGCCTACGCTAATGCACACGCGGTCGCACTGAAAGACCCGGCGGCGCACATCGGCGGCTGGACCGACAGCGACAGCGGCAAGACCTATCTCGACGTCTCGCACAACATCGGAAACCGATCTCGCGCGGTGCAACTCGGTGTCCTCCATAACCAGAAAGCGATCTGGGATGTGAAGGGCAACCGCGAGATCGACACCGGGGGAGACGGCACATGAGCTATCCAGTCACAGACGCGGGGGTCACGGATGAAGACGCCGCGAACACTCTGGCAAATCATCATCCCAAATGCCGTCCATCGTCGGCTCAAAATATTGGTCCGTGGCCTCAAGTTACGTCGGGCGCGGGCGAGGCTCCGGGCGCGAATGGGCCGCCTACCACGGGCGCGGTCGGCCCCGGTGGACCGATGAGCGCCGCCTAGCCCGAGGCCGCTCCGCGAACCTCGGGAGAACGTCAGTTGTGGATCGCCGTCAAGCCTTGTAAGCTTGGCGGCGAAATCATATCCACGCGAGGGCTTTTCACATGGTAGCAGTTCATCCCGGCATGAAGGATCAGACCTCCAGCAACATCGCGCGCGATGGCGCTGCGAAGAAGACCCAGACCAAATTCCCGGTCAAGGAAGGCATGAAGGATCAGACCACGATCCTCAGTGGCGTGAGCCCGGCCAACCCCGGTGTCGGCCCCGACGCTTCGACGTCGAACCCGCTTTCACCCGAGCCCAAAACGAAGCATCTGGACAAGGTCGCCACGTCGTGGGGCATGAAGGGCAAGCACGATCCGGTTCTCGGCTCGGCCGTCCTGAACGAAGCGGCCAATCTCGGCCGCTGATGGACGACTACGAAGCGGAATTGTTAGCCGAGTGGGCTCTCGCCGATCTTGAAGCAGAGATGCTGGAGATCGAAGCCGAGCCCCTCGGTAGCGACGTAGACGATAGAGGACAAGAACCATGACGAACCCGATTGACGCGCAGGCGGCCTCCTCCGAAGCCTTCATCGGCTCCAAGCAGAAGCCGAAGAATGGTTACGGCCAGAACGGCTTCGGCGGTCCGTCAAGCGATCTCCCCGGCCATCACACGACCTCCGGCTTCCTGCCGCAGACCAAGCTGCCGGACGAAGCGAGCGATGGCCAGACCCGCGCGGTGTCCACGCTCGGCAAACACCCCGGCACCGACATCCCGACGCACCCGGGCATGAAGTCGCCCGCCGCCCCCACCAAGATCGGCGGCGGCAACATTCGCAGGCCGACTGAGCGCGTCATGGGCGGCCACTTCCAACGCTAACCGGAGTTTCAAACAAATGCTGAAAGCGCTGTCCCTCGCTTTGCTGATCGTCGCGTCATCCGCTTCCGCTCTTGCCAAGAACACGACCATCGCTCCGCCGACGCACGTGTGTCGAAGCCCGGACGAACTGATCGAGAAGTTCGTCGACGCGGTTGTCGTCGACGACTTGACCGGGCCCGCGCTGAAGGCATTCAACGAAGCCTACGCGCTGACCGGAAACAATCCACCGGCTCTGGACCGCGCCGTCATCTTCACGTCGAAGGCCAATCCGGACACCGAGACCTACCTGATGATCGGTTCACGCGGCGACTGTGTCGTTGGTGTGCAGCCGATCTCGAAAGAGAACTACCTCTATCTTCGCCATCCCGGTCAGGGCATCTGATATGTCCAAACCGAACACGTGTGCACCTTCAAGTATACAAAAGCGTCTCGAACGTCAACTCGAAGGTATCCTAAAACATCTGGAGCAGTTTCCGGATGACAAGCTGAGCCAGCAGCGGGCCGCGACCATTCGCGCCCAACTCGGCAAATGATCCATATCTGATCCGTAAGATGATCTTGCGGTTTGTTTATGGATAGGACGCGGCGAGCATGCGCTCGCTCCATCGCTTGAGCGGTGATACCGAAGGGGGACACCCGCATGAGCGGTGATGCAGAGTTAGACGATATGCTTGCGCTGCCCAGCGACGAGCTAGTGCCAGAAGAGACCCTAGTTTCAGCGGCCCCGAAATCGCGCCCCATGGGCGAGGCGAGCCGGGCCCTGCTAGAGCGGTCCCGCAGTTTTCCGGTCAACCGGGCTGCGAAAAAGAACACCCCCGAACGATTGCGCCGACTGCTCGACTACATCGCCGAACTGCCCGTCACCAGTGACGCGTGCGTTCGCGCAAACATCAGCACGTCCACCCTCAAATACTGGCTGCAGAAATCTCTCGAAGGCAAATTGGGAGATGGCTTCGACATCCCCATGGGCGAGAACGACGAGAACGGCACCGACGAAAACTTCATCCGCTTTCACGACGCGTGGGAGGCCGCGATGGAGTGCGGCGTGGGCCTCGTCGAGAAGTCAGTGCTGCAGCGTGCCACCGGCTACAGCGAGCCGCTGACGTATCAGGGCCGCGTGCAGTATCGCTTCGATCCTGAGTTGCTTGCTGCCGCTCGCGCGGACGGCAAGCCCGAGTATGTCCCGGAGAACTATCTGCTCGACCGCTTCGGCTCGCCCGTCCCGGAGAGCGTATGGAAGATGGACCCGGACCTCGCGATGTTCATCTTGAAGACGCGCAAGCCGCTCGTCTACGGCGCGAAGGCGACGCTGGACGTCAACGTGCGCGGCGGTGTGCTGGTCGTGCCGATGCGCGCCCTCGCGCCCGAAGACCTCAACGTGATCGAACAGCAGGACCGGGCTCGCGGCCGGAAGACCATCACGTTCGATGAGGGCGATGAGGACGCGACCGATGTTTGAGATCACCGGCCTAGTTGAACAGTTCAAGCTGATCCGGGGCGAGTACGTCCCGTTCATCAAGGACGCCACTGGTAAGCTCATGGCGGTTGCGTGGGCACCGCAGCCGGGATCGCAGGGCTACTTCCTCGCGGACACCACGTTCGAAGTTCTCTATGAGGGCACGCGCGGCCCCGGCAAAACCGATGCGCTCATCATGGACTTCTGTCAAGACGTCGGCAAGGGATACGGCGCGGAGTGGCGTGGCATCATTTTCCGCCGCACGCATCCGCAGTTGAAAGACATCATCGAGAAGTCGAAGAAGTGGATCAAGCGCATCTGGCCCGATGCGACTTACAACGAGGGCAAGACATTCTGGGAATGGCCGTCAGGCGAGCGCCTGTACTTCGGCCACTTCGACGTCCGCAACGACTACAACAACTATCACGGCCACGCCTATCCGTGGATCGGCTGGGAAGAGTTGACGAACTGGCCCGCCGACGATTGCTACAAGAGCATGTTCTCTTGCTCGCGTTCGACGGTGAAGGGCATGCCGCGCAAAATCCGCGCGACCACAAACCCCTATGGCGTTGGACACAACTGGGTCAAGCTGCGGTTCAAGCTGCCGATCAATGGCGAGTTGGGACCGGATGGATCGAAGCCGACAGTCGGTCCGATCATCCCCGGCGACAAGGACGCGCTCGGCAACCAGCAGCCGCCGCGTCGCGCGATCCACGGCTATCTCGACGAGAACCAAATCCTCTTGCACTCGGACAAAGAGTACAAGGGAAAGATCGTCGCCGCCGCGCGCAACGCATCGGAGCTTGCTGCGTGGCTCGACGGATCGTGGGACATCGTCGCAGGCGGCATGTTCGACGATCTCTGGTATGAGTATCGCAACTCGGTCATCGTGCAGCCATTCGACATTCCGCCGGGCTGGAAAATTTATCGCGCCTACGACCACGGCTCGTCGAAACCATTCTCGGTCGGCTGGTACTGCGTGAGCGACGGCACCGATCTCAAGCTGCCCGACTACACCGACCTGAAGACTGGCACCATCATGAAGGGCGGCACGCGTGCGACCGTGCGCGGCGACCGCTTCCGCTTCAAGGAATGGTACGGCTGCCGTGCGGGCGCGGTGAACGAAGGCCTGCGCATGCTCGTCACCGATATCGCGAGGGGCATCATCGAACGTGAAATTCTCTGGGGCTTGCGCGCTGCTGATGGATCGTGGACCCGTGTATCGCGCGGACCGGCCGACAGCGCCATCTTCGACGACAACACCAACGGCTCCGACATCTCCATCGCCACCGACTTCGAGAAGCCGGTCACGATCAATGGTGTCAAGCACAAGGGCGTTTTCTGGGAGCGCGCCGACAAGGGCCCGGGATCGCGCGAGCAGGGCTGGGAGCAGATACGCAAGAACTTCAAAGCGACCAAGCGTCCTCCCGGAGGCTTCCGTGAGACGCCCGGGCTGTTCGTGACCACCGACTGCGTTGAATGGCTTAGGTGCGTTCCGGTGCTGCCGCGCGATGACGAAAAGATCGACGACGTCGACGATGACAGCGAAGATCACAGCGGCGATGAGACCCGGTATTTTCTCCGGTTCGATACGACCCCCATGATGAGGGCCAACCGGACCACTGCTTGACATTATGGTTAACGGCTGTTATAGGGGCCTCGCCCCCAGATAGGATCATCCATGGCGCTTCCTGACAAACATCCCGAGTACGTCGAACGGCTCGGCGAGTGGATACAGATGGTCGACACCTACGCGGGCGAGCGCGCGGTCAAATCGAAGCGTCTCGACTACCTTCCAGCGACCGAAGGCATGGTGATGGACGGCATGGTCACGCCATCCTCGCCCGGCTGGAAAGATTACGAGGCGTATCTGCTTCGAGCCTACTTCCACGACGTTGTCAAGGACGCCGTGAAGGCCATGGTGGGCATCATGCACAACAAGCCCGCCGTGATCAATCTCCCGGTGAAGCTCGCGGACATGATGACGAAGGCGACGAAGAAGGGCGAAACGCTGCAACAGTTGCTGCGCCGGATCAACGTAGCGCAGCTTGTCATGGGCCGCTGCGGTTTGCTCGCGGAGGTCCCAGCGGGCCAGTCCATCGACATGGCGGTCCCATACATCACTTTCTACGACGCGATGCGCATCATCAACTGGGACGCGGGCGCGCTCAATGAGGGCGCGGAAGAGCTTGAACTCGTCGTGCTCGACGAGGGCGGCTATCGGCGCGAGGGCTTCACATGGAAGACCGAACGCAAGTATCGCGTGCTCACGCGCGGCGGTCAGCCCGAACTCGACAGCGGCTGGGAACGCCCGCCGGTCGGTGCTCCCTACGCAGTCGCCACCAAGGTCAACGACACCTCGATGCCGACGCTGGCGGACTTCACTTATCCGTCCATCGGCGGTCGCACGCTCAATCAAATTCCGTTCGTCTTTGTCGGCGCGGATGATCTGGTCCCCGAGCCCGAGACCTCACCGCTGCTCGGCCTGTCCAACCTCGCGCTGGTGATCTATCGCGCCGAGGCGGACTATCGCCAGACCCTGTACTTGCAGGGCCAGCAGACGCTGGTCATCATCGGTGGCGCGGTCGACGAAGCCGCGCCGGGCAAAATCCGGACCGGCAACAAAGGCGTCATCGATCTGAAGATCGAAGGCGACGCGAAATATATTGGCGTCTCTGCGACCGGGCTCGGCGAAATGCGCCAGTCGCTGAAGCAGGATCAGGATGCTGCCGCTGCGCTCGGCGTCGCGTTCTTGGATGTCGGCAATGCTCGCGGCGAAGCCGGTGAAGCGCTCCGCATCCGCGTCGCCGCACGCACGACCACGATCTCATCCATCGCCCAGTGCGGCGGGGCCGCGCTTGAACAGGTTCTGAAGTTCTGTGCGGAGTTCGTCGGCGCTGATCCGGACGAAGTCTCGGTCAATCCGACCACGAACTTCGCCGACCAGACCGTCGCCGGGGCCGCGCTGCTCGCGTTTATGCAGGCCAAGCAACTCGGTTTGCCCTTGTCTCTCCGATCCATGCATCGTATGATGCAAATGAACGACATGACAGAAATGGACTTCGATGAAGAGAACGAACAGATCGAAGAAGAAGCCTCGTCCATGCTTGGAACGATGGTCGGACCGTTTCAAGACACGGTCACCGATGATA